GCCCAGGCGTTCTTGTAGGTCGGTGACTTCTCCATGCCCTCGGTGCGCGCATTGACCGTGCTGAGCCTGGCGCCCTTTTCTTCGCCCTTCTTCGGCTTGCGCTGCGGAATATGGCTGGTCGACCAGGGCGGGATCATTCCCCACTGCCCGACAACAAGTTCACGCGCGTAGTCCACATCGTCGGCCCGCCGGATGAATCTAGCGAGCGACAGCGGGAACACGGTCAGAAGACCCTCCCAGTTCTCGCGGTCGTTCGTCTTCCGGTCGATGGACCAGAACACCTCGATCTCGCGATCCTCGGGGGAAATGTAGCGGGTGCACATGCGCTCATCCTCTCGCGCGGCCGCGCCGGCGGCCTCGGCAGTTACCCCACCTCGTTGATCGGCTTGAGCCAGTCGACGGCCGCCTCGTCGGGCGGCATCGCTCGCAGGCGCTCGTCGCGCCACAAGTCGTGCGCCACATCCTCCAAATCCAGAGGGTCGACGGTGTGCCACTGCTGCTGCAACCGGTGCGCGCAGGCGGCAATCCAGAGGTTCGCCGGCATGTTTTCCATGCTTGCAGTCTACCGCAATCACTGTATATTTAACCAGTAGTTAACAGGATCAGCAGGCCGATCCGCCTGGCGGGTTTCGATGCACTGGTGCGCGCGAAGGCGCGCGATCTTCAACCGTCTAGGAGATTGCCATGAGCAAGATGAAGACAGCCCGCCAAGAGTGGGTCGAAAAGTTCGTTTACGCAGTGCTCGAGATCGAGCCACGCGCGGCCTTCGACGACCACATCGAAGACGCATACGAGCAGTATGAAAAGCACTCAACGGAGGAGCCCGCCGAAGTCGTCAAGCGCATGTTTGGTGGCAAGCGCACCCAGTACATCCTCGGCGTCAACACGCCAGCGTGGATGGCGCCCGGCGCCGAGGTGCCCCCGGGATGGAGACACGAAGATGGCGCCTGGCGAAACGATTGAAGACGAGCTCGTCGCTATGGCTCGTCAGACAGGTGAGCTCGGCCCCGAAGAGCCGATGCGCCCCACCCTGCGCGACTTCGCTGACCACGTGGCCGGCCGCTGTGCGCGCATCGGCGACCTGTACGGAGACTGGGACCACAACGCCGGCGACCACATCCGCGCTGTGATGCATCAGGTGCCAGATCTCGCCCGCGACGACGCACCCGGCAGGGATAGCGTATGCGAGTGAAGATGCGCCGCCGCTACCGAGGCGGCACCAGGCTGAGCAAGCGCGAGTTTGTGGATCAGGAATGGGTCTGCGGAATGCTGTTGCTTCGAACCTTGGAAGGCCGGTTGCAGCTGGGACTTTGGGAATCCGTTCCGGGTTACGCAAATGGGGAGCGCGGCATCCTGTGGCGCCCCGAGATCGTCGCGTGCTTCAACGACACGATCAGCTTTGCCGGCGCCGAGCATGTGGCCGGGCGTTGGTGCTACCAGGTCTGGTACTGCGAATGCAACAACCTTCCCGTTGAACTGTCACTGCGCCTTCTCGAAAAGGCTGCTGGAATCGATCATGAGCCAAGCTGACATTTCCCCAACCGACACCACCACTCTCTACACGCCAGCCTGGTACAGCGACAAGGTCCGCGAAGAACGCGAGTTGCCGCTGGCGCCGGGCGACTACAAGGTCACGCCCGGCCGCGGCGCCGAACGATGGACGGTCACGTCACTGAAGGACGGCACGACGGTCTACAGCGGGGTTGGCCCGGTTGAGATCCTGCGTTCGCGTGCGAAGGCCTGAAGCGATGTCCAACCTCTTCATTTCCATGACCGAAGCAGTCCTCAGACACTGGAAGGCGAACGACAACGCGTACCCGAAGAAATTCATTCTTGCGCCTGAACAGCACAAGGGCTACGTGGCGTCACGTCGTTCGGGGATTGGCGGACCCAAGGCGGACGTGAGCGAGCACATGGGCGTGCCCGTTGAGGTCGTAGAAGGCTCGCCGGGCGTGATGGTGGCCGCCGACGGCACCGAGGTGTCGCTGCAATGAACGAGCCCCGCGAGTACCTATTCGCGGATCGCCTCAGAAGCAAAGCAGCACGGCCTGCTCGGGAACGAGGACGAGAACGCCGCTACCTGCACTACCCTTTCTTTGGAATTTTGGCTTCACGCTTTGAGTTAGTAACGTAACGCGTCTTCGAAAATACAGCCTCGTAAATATCTTCGTCCAAAAAACGCAGAAGCGTCTTCAATTCGCTCTTGTCCAGCGGCAAAACGATCTTTTCGACACCGTCGAATGATTCAACTGCAATTGCAAGTCCAAATTCTTCCGCCGCTTTTTTAATATCGGGCAGGGCAAATTTGGAAAGTATCTGGCTCTGCTGCACCAGCGCTAGCTTCCGCCGAATCCAAGTATCCGCTGCAGCCAACAAGCCAGCTTTGTCGGCATGAATGGCTGGCATATCGGCAAAAGCCACAATGTCTGCATCCGTGGCTTCGACGTAGTGACCAGACAGATCAAATATCTGCCTAGCGTTGTGAAAACTAGTGAAACGAAGCCTTTTTCCCTGCAGAATCGCGGCGAGCTTGTAATCAACAGTCAAGCCGAGGCCTTCGACGCGTTTGAACGTATCGTCAGACTGAAAGATTGTAAATCCCTTAGTTGAAAGCACCCTGCGGCGGTCGAAATTTTGCAGAAGCACTGTAACCGTTTTGTCTTTTTCGACACGCCCCGAGAACAAAGCTGAGATATTTTCGAACAGTTCCACTGACGGCACAACTTCAGGTACTGACATCGGCTCTGCAACAGCAGCCCCAAGCTTATCCAGGTCATCAAAGTCGTCGATGTAGAGCACCTCACCAGAGTCTGGCTTGTACTTTCCATCAAAGATAAACGCTGCCTCCGCAGCGTTAAAGGTTATCTCCTGCTTTTCCAAGTACGCAGTTATTTCCAGCTGAACATCTTTCGCCAAGGAAAATCTTTGAACGCGAGCTGCGGGATCTTTGACCAAGGCGAAGAGATTGAGCATCAAGGGGCCTTCAATAGCATAGTAGAAGAGATTAGATGAACGTGATTCACCTGCGTGGGCGAGCGAAGCTCTTCGCGCGAAATAAGCGTATAGACCATTCCACCGTCGGACTCGATCTTATAAAATCGAATTGAAAAAAGCCGAAGAATTGGATGCGCAGGAATGCTCTGTACCAACCAGCACATCACTGCAAATGCAACCATCACAATCATGATGTGCCCAAAATCCATTCCCGCAAACCTTCCCACCAGGGGGGTAACATAGCTAAATAAAAAGACAATAAGCATGAAGTCCGTTGGCTCGACCTTTTTTGCGCGAAACGGAATAACTTCAGATCGTTTCGCCAGTTCTTTTAAAATCAACCAGGGCAAGAGCGAGCCTAATACTCCGATGACGAGCAATTGCGCAATCTCCGCACTCCACCCAAACATGTCATAACGCACGTATGCCAATGTAAACATCACCGGCGAGAAAGCGGATAGAAATAGGATTGTGCGAATGAAGGAGTTCATTAGTTGCCTCGAATGTAACAAGGAGACACAAAACCCAAAGAGGGGGTTGCACTACTGTATACGCATACAGGTAAAGCACGCGACTTAGTCAGGCAAGCTGACCATTTTTTTTGCATCTGACCGTTAAGGCGGCAATCGCTCGCGATGGGCTAGGGCTTCGTATGTTGATTGGCAGATGACGCCGGCGGCGCCGCGTCGAACCCTAGCGGGGAGACTCCAGATCGCGCCACAATCGCCAGCTTAATCAATGCGCTTTGCGCCCCGCGCGCGCTCGTCTCCGCAACACCATGAGCAAAGTGACCCGCCTTCTCTCACTCGTTTTCGTAGCTGCGATCACAAACGGGTGCGCCGTGCCGCCACCGGAGGCTGCACATCCCAATGTCGCTCTCGCGCGTGTGATTCAGAGCGTCAAGTCGACGCCCTATAAGCGGCGGGAAACGATGGTTATCGAGAGCAATGGCATCCCGATGGCGTTCGACAAGTGGGTCCCGGCGCTGTCCGTTACCTACGAAGTCCAACTGACCAACGGCGCGATCGTTACGGTGGATAGCGACGGGAAGTTTGAGAACGGCTCGTGCGTTCAACTCAAGACCTCGGCTGATCTGCCAGTTGCGGGATCCGACCCGGCCTACAACCATATTCTTGGATTGCTGTCGTCCGCCAAGAACTGTTGAAGGGCACGCCACATCTTCTGGCCGCCCCTGGGTGCCATGGTCACCGTCCTGGAACCCGACCGGGACAAGTACAACTCGGCGCGCAACTTGGTCGAGTCCAGCCTAGACGTCAGCTACGGCACCGCGCAGACGGCGAGTTGCGGGCGAATCACCGACCCCGTGATCCTGCCGAACAAGGGGCGCGGATTCCTGCTGTCAGGCACCGAGCTTGATCCTCAACACATCGACGGCCAACTTCGGATCTGGGAGCATTGGCGGGTATGGCAGCTCGTGCCGACCGAGCGCCACGGCACCGAGTAACGCCTATTCGCTCACTGCGCCTTCGAAGCGCTCGCAGACGGCACCAGCACTGTGGGCAGCGTCAGCGAATCGCCCCAGTTCGAGAAGAGCCGCTCCACTCCCGCTGAGCAGGTCGGCAAGCAGATCGAGGGCGGCTTCGGCTGGCGGGCTTCCGCCGGCAGCGGCGGACGCTGCAGTGGCTGCACGGACGGCGGCGCGATAGGCGGCAAGCTGGCCGTGCAGCTCGCGAGCAGCATCGACAGCAGTAGCGGCATCAGCACGCGCGGCAGCGAGTTGTTTCTGTCCATCTTGAATCACTCCATCGACGCGCGTGCGCCAGGTCTGTTCGGTGTCGCGGGCCGCGCGCTCGGCCAGCCGGCCGGACTCGGCGGCCGCGGCGCGGTAGTCCGCCAGGTCTTTGCGCGCGGTGGCCGCGTCGGCGCGGGCGCCGGCCGCGCGCGTGCGCTCAATGCCGGCCGTGGCCAGAGCCGCAACGAGCCCCAGGCCCAGCGCCCAGAGCAGCGGGGTTTTGAGGTCGGGGAGGATCACGTCACCCCCAGGAACGCGCGGACGGCGCGGTGGTTGCGGTCCCACTTCGCCCGGAGCGCAGCGCGGTCGGCCGGCGTGCCGCGCGCGTAGGCGCCGGGGCGCCAGGCGTGGAGGTAAAGGTCCCAGGCCGAATCTTCGTCCGTCACGCGCGGCAGCTTGCCGGGCTCGGTCCAAAGCAGCAGCCGCGCGAGGATCGCCGCGAGCACATCGTCATTTTCGATGGCCGTCCAGATCGCCCGAGACGTGAAGGCCAAGCCGCGGAACGTGCAGGCAGCGCGCACGAGATCCTTGCTGGCCGGGTGAGTCATGGTGCCCGTCACCATGCCGCCGCCCTGCTCGCCCTGCCACAACGAGCGCGCAGGGCCCTTCTTCGTCGGGTCTTTGAGCACCTGCCACCGGTGCTCGAAGCGCGACTCCTGAAGCCCGATGGTCAGCAGTTCCTGCCGAGCCTCCAGGCTGTTCATCTTGGGAGGGAGCCAGGCCAGCGCAGGATCGATGGCGGTGCGGGTGATTTCGTCGAGGGTCATGGGCTGGTCTCCGGAAAGTCAGAAAGCGGCGCCGGCGCGGTAGCCGTGGCCGGCGGCCGGTCACGGCGCCATGCATGACCGCTGAACAGCAGGCCCAGCAGCAGCGCGCCGGCGATGGCCAGCGAGCCCCACTGCGGCCACTCGTTCCACCAGGGCTGCAGCGCCGAGGCGAAGGCGCCGCCGATGTAACCGGCGTACTCGCTCTGCACGCGCACGAGGACCGCGCCCTGCATGGTGTTGAGGCGGCAGATCGAGATGAACACGATCCCCGCGCACAGCCCGGCATTCACCAGGGCGAAGAGGTATAGCTCGTTCATGGCAGGTCCTTTCCATCCCTGGCGGGACCGCGCACCAGGTCGAGCAGCCCATACAGCAGCTGCACCATCCGAGCGAGCAGCCGCGGCCAGCCGTCGCCGATGAACCCGATGAGCAGCGCGATCGGCGCCAGCAGCACGCGCGGCGAGAGGTCGGGCCGGTAGGCGCTCACCGCGGCCGCGAGGCCGACGGTCAGCAGCACGGCCAGGCCCACCACGCGCGTGAAGAACCACAGCGCCCGGCCGCGGGTGGACTTCTCGCGGCGCGCGAGCGCGAACGAGGCGCCGATGGCCGAGGCCACCACGATGACCAGGTAGGGGCCGATGACCTCCGCCACCGCGTGCGAGAACACAGCGGCAGCGATCAGCACGGCCAGTGCGACGATGTCGGCGAGAGGTTGCTGATTCATCGGCGGCCTACTCCGGCAGCTGCAGCGTGGGCAGCATGCCGATCAGTTGCTCGAGCGTGGGCTCTTCGACGTCGCCGGCCTGCACGTCGGCCAGCACCTCATACCACTTGGCATATACCGAGTCCATCCAGATTGCGAAGGCCATGCCCTCGTTGTGGAACGGCCCCGGGTAACCCGCTCGCAGCGCGGCCGCCCGGATGCTGTCGTAGCGCTTGGCCCGCGCCGCGGCGTTGAGGTGCGCATCGACACCGGCAAGCAACACCGCCGCGCGCTGCTCCAGCGTCGGGCCCGGCGGCTCATCGGCCACGCCGCCGTCGGCCTGCCAGGCCAGGAACGCCGCGCAGTCAGAGTTGTCGGGGTCCAGCGGGATGCGCGCTCCGTCAGCCTGGCGCAGGATGTGGTCGGGGTAGAGGGTGTACATGGTTCAAAGCTCCGCAGAAGCCGAAAAGCGCGTGATGTACTGGCCGTTGCCAGTGACCGAAGCCGTTTTCACGCAGAAGAAGCTGTTTGCGCTGTTGGGTGTCGCACTGGTGCCGCCGCCGAAATTCGTGGCGACCAGGTCGGTGAGAGTCGCCATGGTGGGCGTCGCCCGCATCGGGCAGAAGAATTGCGCGACCGCGCCGTAATTGACGCCCGCCGTCACTGGCGCGGTGTAGCCCGCCTCGACCACTTGGTAATAGCGCTGGCACATCAGCAGCTCCCAGCTGGGGAAGCGCCGCTCGTAAGGCGTCGCTTTGGCGCCGAGTTCGAACTGCGCGCGCGTCACCGTACCGCCACTGAACTTGACGGTTGCATTGGTATTTGCCGTCAGCGCAGCCGTGTTCCCCCCGTTGGTGACGGCAGCACCATTCACGGTGGCCGTAGCGCTTCCCGTCCAGCTCAGGGTGTAGACGCCGCCCTCGATGAGAGCACCCTCGATCACCTGCTCGATGCCCCCTGCTGGCGCGGTGACCACGCGATCCGGTGCGGCAGCGCCGAACGACAGGTTCTGTCCGGAGGTGACGACCCGCCAACGGTCCAGCGTGTACTGGTTCGCGCCGGTGGTGTTCGTCGCGGACACGTAGCTCCGCTGGTTGATCGCGAAGTTGCTGTTCATCAGCAGGTTGCGGAAGCTGATCACCGACCCGATGCCCAGCGCCGCGCGAGCGTCCGCCGGAAGACCGGTCGATCCGAGTAGGCCGGCTGCGCCCCACAGGTTTTCCCACGCCGCATCGAATCCGGCTCGGGCCTGCGCGTTGCTGGGGGTCGAGCCGCTGCCGACGATGTCATTTTTTTGCGGGTGGTGCGGGCATCTCTGCTCCTTTCGATGAACGAAAAAAAGCCCGCTCAAGGCGGGCTGTTGGTGGTGACGGGTGGGCGGGCTAGTAGCCCTTCAGGGTGATGTCGGCTGTTGCGCCAGAGACGGCGGTGCCGGCCGCGTTGTAGGCTCGGATCACAGGCGCCATCGGATTGGTCTTGTCGATGCGGAGAGTCTCTGCGCCGCTGCCATTGGCCTGCAGCGTGGCCTGGATGTTCTTGATCACCGAGAACGGCTCGGTGTAAGGGATCATCGTGCCGGCTGCCGAGACGGCCAGGTCGTCGATGTTCTCTTCGATGTCCGGCGCGTCCACCGTGACCACCAAGCCCTGCAGGATGCCGCGCGTGGCCCCGGCGCCAAGCGTGACCCGGAACTGGTACACGTCGTTCGCGACGACTATCTGACCAGGCCATGGCATCCAATCACCCGGCGGCCCGTAGAAGGGCTCGCTGTCGGGCCCGTAGAACGAATCCTCGTCAGGGCCGTAGAAGACGCCAGGGCCGGCCAGCCGGTAATCGATGCGAAGGTCGATGCCCTGCACGTCCGCCACAACGGTCATCTTCGAGCCGGCGAGCGCGCTGCTGATCGGCAGAGGCGTGGTGACGTAGACCATCTCAGCATACGACTCGGCTTTATAGAACGGCGTGGTGTCCCCGCCGTAGAACGCCTGGTTGTCCGACCCATAGAACGAGTCGAGCGGATTTGCAGTCGGATCGCCAGATACCAGCGTCCAGCCGCTCTGTTCGCCAGCGGCGGCCGGCCAGCCCAGCGCCTTGTAGTCCCACTCCTCAACGACATTGGCGATCGGAGGATCGCCCAAGTTCATCACCACGACGCCTGGCAGGAACGACTGATTGCCACTGGTGTCCTGCGCCTTGACCATGATGGTGACCGAGCCGCCTGGGCGCATCTCTGGCTCCCACGGGCTTTGCGTGACCAAGCCTTCGTGCAGTGGTGCGGCGCTGTTCCAGTCTTGGTTCTGGGTGTAGTGGAAGCGGAACACGAAGCCGGCGAGGTCCGGCACGCGCCGCGTCAGCGACCATGACAGCACGTTGCCGGCGATGGACAGGTTTTCGACGTTCGGCGGCGGCTCGGTCTTGCCGATCACGGTATGCGCGATTTGCGTGCTCCAGTCGCTAGCCGCTATGGTGTTGGAAGTCCGCGCGATGATGAGGATGACATCGAGGTCGTTCACGCCAGTCAGCCTGGCCTCGGTGGCATCGCCAGGCACCGTGACGGTTTGCCAAGCGCCGTCGGGAAGCGCGCGGAAGCGCACCTGCACATTTCCGCCGTTGACGATTGAGGCATCCGCAATCGGCGCCCACGTCACGAGCACGCTGTTCAGGATCGTGCCGTCCGTCTGCACGATGAGCTGGCCTTCGCCGCTGTCCACCGACAGAATCCTCGGCGGTCTGATGTCCCAGGGCTTTGGGAGATCCGTGTTTGAGGCATAGCCACTGGGCAAGAACCCTGCGCCCCAGGTGAAAATCGCGGCAGAGGTCTCCTTCATAGTCAGGACCACGCCGCTGTCCGGGTGGAACACCCTGTCGGTAATCATGAACTCCTTGTTCGTCCAGCCAAAGTGCGCCAGCGTCAGGCGCACGGTGTCGAAGATCTCCAGCGGCCACGCACGCAGCTTGAACGGCAACTTCACAGTGAGCGGGTCGCGACTGTCTCGCAGCAAGATGCCTGCGATGTGATAAGCCTGACCGGCATAGAACACGCCTGTCATAGAAACCTCTTGTGACAGCTCCGCGCCGTCGGCCGCTACCAACGCATCTGCACGGAACGGCTTGATGGGTGTCTCGACATAGTTCGCCGCTTGGTCCCAGATGCGGATCGCGACCGTGTTGACCTTCTCGTTTCGCGGTTGGTGCGGGCTGATCGAGATGCTGCTTTGCGAGACAGAACCCTCGGCCGAGGTTTGCACCACCGCCAAGTCGGCCTCCGTCAGGTCCATGACCGGTAACTGGTAGGCACCCGCCCGAACGAAGAATTCTCCGGCCGCATAGGCCCACTTGCCGGCCATGGCCTGAGCCAAGTCGTCGAGCACATCGCGCGCGGGCGATCCTTCAAGGTAGACGCCGGCGGAACGGAACATCGGCACTACGATGCCCGGGATGTAGTCCACGGTGTTGTCGCAGGCATTGGCCGCCGCAATGATCCGGGTGTCCTCGGCTGGGGTCAGACCTGTCACCCTCTTCCCGAAGCGCGGATGAATGAGGATGTGGCGCATCATCAGCGCAGGGTTCTCGCTGAAGCGCGTGCCGCCGTCGCGGGTGTCGAGAATTTTGGCGCCGCGGATTCGAGCGGTCACGGTGGGAATGCCGGAGGGAAGCGCGCCGTCGTTGTATGCGAAGTGGCAGACGACGTAAGCGACGCCACGCCCGCGATGCTCCGGCGTCCAAACGCCCGGCAGCATGGCGACAAGCTCTCCGTCGGCAGCCTGATTAGGCGATCCCAAGTGTGCTACGAGTCGCACGAAGGAATTAAAGCCCTCGTACTGGTAGTGCACATTCACAGTCCAGCCCGGCAACTGGTTGATGATCGTGACCACGCGGCCCGACACGCTGATCTCGACATCATGGCCGCCCACCTGTCCCAAGGGCGTTTCAATGGCGGAGACTGAACCGGGGATTGGGTCTCGCGGCAGCGTGACCGTGGTGTCTCCGTAAGGGACGGCCATTTCCGCGCTGATGGTGGCCGGGCGGCCGTATGGCGCGGTGGTCACCTGCCCAACGTCGTTCACATCGACAGGTTGGTTGTTCAGGTAGAACTGCTCCACACCGTCGATCTCGTGCTCCGCGAGCGCGATGCACATGATGAACAGTTCCTTGTACTGACCAACGCTGGTCTTGAAGAAGCAGTGCCCCCCCTTGCGGACGCGGCCGAGCACCAGTTCACGCGGCACCACCGTACCCTGCATGTTGATCAGCCGGTCCACCTGGGCGGCGTCGAACTGCGCCTTCGCAGCACGCTCGGCCTTGCGCTTCTGGTAGGCGCTGAGCGCCATGGTGCCCAGGAGCGTGATCGCGTAGCCGGCGACCAACATGCCCACGGTGACGGCGCCGGCGGTGCCGACTAGGGCGCTGATGCCCCAAGCAATGGCCTGTGGCATTCCTCAGATCCTCCAAGCCGCGACCGCGGCATCCATCGAAAGCGTGACCACGCCGCTCGCCCCCGGCGCCATGATGTTGATGCCGTTGCAAACACCGACAACCTCGGCGCCAGCGTTCAGTACAAGGACCACGTCCCCGACGCTGGCCATACGCGGCGAAATCGGCGCACCAAGGAACTCCGTCACCAGGGCCTTCAGGCCTCCTGCCTTGTCGATGCGACGCAACAGGCGGCGCAACGCTTTGCGCTTTCTCCCTGCCTCGGTGCCGTAAGGCTCCATCGACGACATAGGGTTGGAGCCAGAAACAGCCTCGACGGCTGCGGCAGCGAACGTGCAGCAGTCATTCGTGCCCCACGAGAAGGGCATGCTTGCGCGCGCCCGGCCGAACTCAGCGAGGCGCAATTGCCAGTTATGGGGTCTCATCTGCTGTCGATGTAGTACTGTTTCGTCGGCCAAACGACTGGAATCCCGTCTTGGGACTCGATGTATTCGAATGCCCGGTCACCCGGGTACAGCGCCTGCTGGTCGGCGTTGCTGGTGGTCATCGGATTGCCGCGCAGTAGGTCAACGGCTGAGCTTTCGGCGGTGGCGCTGATGACACACTTCTCTCCATCAGCGTCGATCGACATAGTGTCGAGGTAGCCGTCCCAATCGACCGGCGCGTCGATGACGATGCCATCGCTTCCAATCAGCGCCAGACGTATGACGAGCCGCACGCCCTGCACGACCGTGGCATCGGCCAGCGCCAAAGCCAGCAGCTCTGCCGCGAGCCCTGACATAGTCAACTGCAGACCCTTTATCTCGCTTCCTGCTGAATCGTTGATCTGGCCGATCTCGCCGAGGCCAGCCGCGCCACGGTACGTGACTCCACCGAAGTCGAGGGGTCGGTTCATCGAGTTCAGCGCCACCACGCCAGAGGCGAAGTACATAGCGATCAGCTGCGCGATCTGGGTCGTTGGGCCGGCAAGCGCAGCGGCGAACGATGGCGACACCGACTTCACAAGACCGCCTCTACGAAGTCGATGGATACGCCTTCTGCATAGCCAAAGAAGTGCTGAAAAGAGGCGTTCGAAACCTTGCGGAATGAAGCTGTCGGCCGATCCCACGTCACAGCGGAACCGGCAGCTACCGCGACTCTCAGCTTGTTCGCCAAAAGCACGGGCATCAGGCCCGAACCATCTGCGATGGCATCGGCGCCCGCCTGTAGCAGCAATCCTGCCACGCCGATCATGTCGCCGGCCAACAGCGTTGCTCCAGCGGTGGTGTTGATACCAATCAGCTGAGTGCCTGCCGCCGCAGCTTGAGCCGTTGGCGTGCCGCGCATCGTGCCGAGCGGAACCCGCTGCTTCATGTGCCACATCAGGCAGGTGTTCGTCTTGCCGCGCAAGGCGTTTAAGAACGCCTCGTTCCGGGCGGCGATCTCAGGGCGATCCCGCGGCAAGGTCAAAGTGATCATCCAGCGGTCATTTCCGAAGTCCGCGACCTGCTCGCTGCCACCGTAGGGCGAACCAAACACGCGCTCATTCGTGAAAAGGCGCATTGAGAACGAGTCGGGCTTGAAGGTGCTCGGCACCGCGATGAGAGTCATGCGTCAATCCCCCCAAAACTTCGACTGCGCGCATACCGTGCCATCTGCTGGTTCTGCACAGTCTTCATGGCCTCGATCACCATGCTCTTCGTGGCCACGTCCCCGACCGTGAGGTTGTAGACGGTAGTTCCGCCGCCGACCGCCGCCATTGCGTGGTTCGGGATGATCGTTCCAGGTACGCTCGGAATGAAGATCTCAGGGCCACGCTCGCCGACAATGCTGGCCTGGCCTACAGGGGGCATGCCGCCATCGGCGAAGAACTTCATGCCGCTGAGCCACTTACCGAAGCTGCTGAAAAGGCCGTCCCCGGTGCCGCCAGCAGCACCCGCAGCGGTGCCAAAGGCGTTGTTCGACTTGAGGAATCCGTCGAGAGAGTCCCCGCCATTGAGGATCCCTAGCAACCCCTTCGCCAACGGCCCGGTAATGGTCTGCTGAATGGCAATGCGCGCGAGATCGGCAACGATGGAGTTCGCAAGCCCGGTGAAACTCAGCTTGCCTGTCGTCACGAACTGCACCAGCGCATCCTCGGCGCCTTTGAACCCGTCCGTGAACGCCCGCTCGGTCGTCGCCGCGACGTTGTTCAGCGCATCGACGTAGTTCGCCAGCGCAGTGGTTGCGCCATTCTTCCAGTCGGCCTGTTTCGACTTCAGTGCATCAAAGTACGCGGTCTGCGCTGCCAGCGCGTCGTCAAGCGCTTGGCGGATCTTCTCGACCTGCAGCTTGTACGCGTCAGATCCGAGCATGTCGAGCTTGCCGGCGTCCCTCGTGGCTGTATCGAGATACCGCTGGAACTCTGAGCGTATTGAGCGTTGAGCATCGACCTCTTGCCGAGCGCGATCGCCTCGTCCAAAGGAGTCCAGGCTTCGGGCAGACTGGTCATCGCGACTCAGTTGCCCGGAAGCCACCGACACCGAAACCGCATCCATCTGCTGGCGAAACTGCTTGGCGTTCTCGGCCGACTTTTTGGTGAGCTCTTCGATCTTTTTCTCGAACTCGATCTGGTTCGACAGGGCCGCGTTCTTCTCGAGCTGCGCGCTGATGGCATCCCTGTTGGCAAGCAGGCTTTGCTGCTCGGCGGTGAGAATCTTGTTGCCCTTGAGGTCGGCGATCAGTTGCTGGAACTCGACCTGCTTCTTCTGTGCCTCGGTCAGCTTCGACTCGCCCTCGAGCTGGGCCTGCAGCGAGGCCTCGGTCTGCCGCAAGGTTTCCAGCATCTTGGCAGCCGCATCGTCCTGAAAGGCTTTCTCCTTCGCCCCTTTCGGCCCCGCGAACTCCTTGCGGATGGCCTGCTCGCCGGCCGCGACGTTCTCTGGCCGCAGCAGCACATCGTTCGGGTTGCGCTTGCGCAGGTCTTCCAGGTTGTCGCGATACTTCTTCAGTTCCCGGTTGACCGCATCGACTCCTTTGGCCTTCTGTTGCCAGCGGGCGATGTCTCCCGAGGCGTTGACGGCTGCTGTTTCCTCGCGAGTCACCACTCCCTGGGAATAGCCACGGAGCTTTTCCTCAAGTTCGCGGACTGCTGCGATCGCCACGCGGGTGGATGCGTTGCGCATTTGCACATCGAAGTCGGCCTTGCCCGTAACCGGGCCGCCGATCGGGCCCCGGGCTTGCAGCTCGGACAGCACGGTACGGGCGTCGCTCAGCGCCTCGCTCGCCGTCTTCGAGCGGCCAATCCCCATCATCAGATCCCAAGCCTTCTTGGCATCCTCGCCCATCATCCGCCAGGCACGCGCAAGCACGCCCGCTTGATCCTGCACTTCCGCCAGTCGCTGGTTGGTGACCTTGGCGGCGCTGGAGACTGCGAGCGCGCCCGCCTCTTCCTTTCGCCCCTGCTCCTCCAGCGTCCGGATGCGCTCGAGCGTGGCCGCCGTCAGGTGGTGCATCGACTCGTTCAGCTTCTCCGATGCCTTCGTCGGTTCGTCGGCCAGCTTGGTGAACATCGACACCGACTCATCGATCGAAGTGCCGATGAGCCGATTCATCCCAGACACTGCCGAGCCGACTTCGATCATGGCTCCAGCAGCGATCTTGCCGCTGCCAGCGAGCTTGGCCAGGCCTTCGGCCGCCGTTGAATACGATCCACCGATCTTGGAGACCTGAGCAGCCTGATCCTGCAACTGCGAGGCAGTGGTGCCGGCGTAGTTGCCGGTCAGGACCAGTGCCTTGTTGAAGGCCGAAGTCTGCTGCTCTCCCTTGTAAAAAGCGAGGAATAGCAGGCCCGCAGCTGCCGCCGCGAGCGTGAATGGATTGATAAGCCCCAGCACATAGCCGCCAAGGGCACGAGCGGCAGGGCCAGCGCCACCGAACATGTCCTTGAGCTGTCCGCCCTGCTGCAGGAAAACGGTCAGCGGGGCCTGTCCGCCCTGCAGGCTGGTGACGATGTCGGTGAACTGCGCCGGCACGCCACGCAGAGCGGCTGCGGTCGCCTTGGCCGACATTCCGACGCGATCCAGCGTGGGCGCGGTGACTTCCAGCACTTGCTGTACGGCCTTCTGCTTCGCAAGCGCCTGGTCGAGCTGCGCCAGGTAGGGTTTGAGTACATCGGTGCTGACCCCGCGTTGGTTGGCCAGCGCGGTATAGAACTCCGAGCCCGACTTCTTCCCGGCCTCGGCCGCCGCGGTCGCGCGCTGGATGGAGTTGATCAGGTTCTTGGTGCTGGCGTCCACCTTGGCGGCAGCCTGCTGGCTGCCCTCCCCGATCGCAGCAACGCCCTCGGCCGCCTTCTTGCCTTCTTTCGCGGCGGTCACGCCAAGGTCAGCAAGCGACCGCTTGGCACTGCCGACGCCGGCCTCGACGCCCGATGCGTCGGCCGTGAGCACCATCTGCGCAACTAGATCTGCCATCGATGCCCCTGAAATAAGAAAGCCGCCCGAAGACGGCTATTGCGAACTCTGCGCACGCATGAAATGAAGCGCACCGCGCTCCATGACGCGGATGTCTTCGAAGAGATGAGGCCAGTCGCCCCTCGGAACGCCGGCCAGGCGGAAGACGGTCGGCAACGCCGCGTAGTCAAGGCCGGTGGCGCCGGCAAAGCCTGTGCGCCACTGAGTGCTCAACTTCGAGAACACGGACACTGCCACCTGGTGCTCGGGCCAGCACTCCACCGCAAGGGTGGCTTCCTCCACCGTCAGCCCGAGGTCGGCCGCTTCGCTGGGCGTCGCGTCAGGCGTGTAGATGGCCCTGGCCAGCTCGATCAGTTTTTTTCCTTGGCCTTGATCAGTTCGCCGATGTACTTGTCGCGGATCGCCATCGGCGCCGTGATGTAGTTCTGCGCGAGCAGCTTCACGTTGTCGATGTTGAACGGATCGACCAGTTCCCAGCCGCTGGCAACGGCCATGACCTGGTCCTCGATGTCCATGTCCTTCATCTGCTGGATGAACTCATCCAGCTGATCGCGGGTGCGGTGCTTGAACGTGACCTCGATCAGCTCGGGTTCGAGGCCTGGGCGGCAGATTTCGACTTTCGCCTTGAAGGTCGGGCTGGGGTTGAGCGTGAGTCTTGCCATGTTCAGCTCGCGTAACGGATGAAGCGGCCCTGGCTGCGGAAGGTCGCGGTCACGGTCATGATCTGGTTCGCGTCCAGCTTCGGCTCGGGGTCGAAGCCGACGTTGACGTTGTAGTAGAGGAAGCCGCCGTTGGGCAGCGCCGCGCGCAGGATGCGGTTCTTTCCGTCCTGATCGGCGGCCAGCAGCACGGCGTTCCAGGCCTGCGCCGGATCGTCGGCCAGCGTGAGCGTCAGAACCTTGGCCTTCTTGAAGGTGTTCTTGCTGCGCTCGATACCGTCTTCGAGGTACACCCACTCGACCGATTGCTGCTCACCGCCGGACGAAGCGTTCTGCATCACCTGCGAGATCTGCTGCCAGGTCAGCACCTTGCGCACGGAGCCCAGGCCGCCGCCGAGCGGGTACTTGATCAGGTCCGTGGTGTCGAATCCTTCGAGACTGAAGGTGTTCGTCGCGGAGGCAGCCACACGGGAGGGTCGGTCGTTGATCAGCGGCCAGCCGGAGGTGACCTCCAGGATGTCGCTATTGGTCAGGCCGTGCGCGGTAGCAGTGGCTTGCGGGGGCGCTGCGTTGGTCAGCGCAGTGAACGGGATTGCGGGCCCGTAGGTGGCAGCAATCGAAAAGATCGTGCCGTTAGGAAGCGAAGCGCTCATGGTGATTGCCTTTCAGTGAAGAGTCCCGGCGAAGCGGGCAGAAAAAAGCCCGCTCGAGGCGGGCCGCGTTGGAACTAGGGGCGGTCTAACGATCCGACCAGATGCTGAAGTCCTGGCGCGAGCCGCGCAGATTGGTTTCGTCGTCTTTGACAGCCGTCGGGCCGCCGAGAAGTTCGACCTGGAACAAGGTCGTCAGCAGCATCGCGTTCTCGATCTGCAGGCCGATGGCGGCAGCTTCCTTGCGCGTGGTGCTCCAGACGGCGACCTGAAAGCGCCCGTTCTTTTTCGAAGGCAGCGCTCGTTCCACGAATGACAGCGAGGTGCCTCCGACCTGCTGATACACGATGTACGGCGTGGCGGCGCCCTCTTCCGCCTCGTCCGGGTAGGCCCGGCCATCGACCAGGGCGGCAAGCGTGCTGTGCAGATCCGCTTCGACCGTCATAGAACCTTCTTCACGTCCTTGACCAGGTGCGCGCGGGCAACCTCCAGGGCGAACTCTTTGCGCGCGGCATATGCTGGCCGCAGGAAAGGGTGGGCCGGCGCACGGCTGGTGCCGTACTCGACCATGAACCCATAGGGCACCTTCTGGTGGTTCCACGCAATGTGGTACGTGGCACGCAGCTTGCTGCTGTTGTCCTTCGAATAGACCTGATAGATCGCGTTGCGAAGGCTGCCCGGGTCGAAGTAGTACCGCACGCCAGTGCTCTTGCTGTTCTTGCCGTAGAAGTAGTGCGCCTGCGCCGACTGGGGAACTCGCAAACGCGCCTCAAGATACAACTCCTCTGCGCCGGCCTGGGCCGCCGGGCGAATGGACTCCTCCGTCGCCTGCAGGATGCCGTCGAGCCATGCATCGGCACCCTTCGTGTCGAAGTCGATGGCGAACGCTGCGCCGCCAGGGTTGCGCCCGTTAGCCATCGTAGGCGCCCGTCTCGCAAACAAGGTCGATGTACTGGCGGCTCTGCTTGTTGGGCAGCACGGCCTTGATGTCGTAGATCCGGCCTTCGTCGTCCACCACCCGCATCGTGGGCAGCACGTCGGTGCGGCGGCGAATGCGGATGCTGGCCTTGATGATGCTCACTGGCGCATCGGCCCGGACTACGGTGAGCCCCGACGGAAAGCGGATGTCCGCCCACATCGAATCCAGCGTTGTCCAGCCGGGGATCGGCTGGCCGAGCTCGTCTTTCACCGAACCGGGATACTGGATCGTGATCCAGTCCTTGAGCGTGCCGGCTCTCACGGCATCATCACCCGGCGGTACGGACGAAGCAGCGCGCGGGCGCCGTGCGGGAGTTCAACCGCAGTCGCGGCGATCACCACATCTTCCCGGCTTTCGAACAGATGCCCCAGGATCAGCAGCACAGCCGAGACGATGCTGGGATTCACCAGGATGCCGTTCAAGACCCGTGGAACGCGGTCACGCACGGCGTGGTACTGCGTCTCCGCGATGTCGAGGGCATCCTGGCGATCGCTCGCGTTCTCGATCAACGCTGCAGCAGCGACCGCCGTTTCGTAGGCCGAGCGCGCGGCGGTCAGAGCCGCAGGCAGTGCGGCAATCGCCGCGCTCATGGCCTCGTCATCCAGATAGATGGCGCGGTTCAGATACTGCGAAGCGTGATCTTCCGCGCCCGCCATATACGGCTCGATCTGCTCCTGCGGATACGTTGCACCGACGCGCAGGTGCGCACGGGCTTGATCGAGCGTGATGGCAGGCATGGTCAGCTCTTGCTCTTCGTCTTGGGTTGCTTGTCGTCGCTCGGCTCCAAGGCGTCGAGTTCGCGCGCACCGGCTTCGAGTTCGGGAGGGCATTCGTCGCCCGCCTGGTACTCGACCGGGTAGATCTCCCCGTCGGGGACACCCTTGAACGGTTTGTTCAGCTTCATGGTGTCCTCCTGCTCACGCCGAGACCTTCAACGCCTTGATCACGTCGGGGTTCACCACACCGCCGCCCACGCGCTTGGTCGTGTAGAACTGCACGTAGGGCTTGTTGGTGTACGGGTCACGCAGGACACGCACGCCGGTGCGGTCGACGATCAGGTAACCACGCTTGAAGTCGCCGAACAGCACCGGGACCGAGTTCGCAGCCACATCCGGCATGCCAGGCATTTCCGTGATGCCGTAGCCCATCAGGGTGGCCGGCTGGCCCGCCTGGGCCGACGGCTGCCAGAGGTAGTTGCCTTGGCCGTCCTTCAGCTTGCGCACGACACCCTGGGCATTGCGGTTCATGATGAAGCGGGCGGCGCCGGTGTATTCGCTCGGCAGCGCGGTCGTCAGATCGATGATGCTGTCCGAGGTCACGGCAGCGGCCTGACCGGTATTCGTCACCTGGATGGCGCCCCACGGATGCACGGCAGCCGCAGCGCCGCCGGTCACGTAGGTCAGGATGCCACGCGGCTTGTTCGTGCCATTGCCGGTGAGGAATGCGACGCCTTCCTGGTACGCGAACTCGGTCTCAACCTCGCCAGCGAGCCAGGCTTCGAGATCCACCTCGGCATCGTCCAGCATTTGCTGGGTAGCGGCCGGGTTGGCGTAGATCTCTCCAGGCACGAAGTTCAGCGGGCTGAACGTCGGCGTGTTGGTCTGCGGGCGGGCATCCGTTTCGCCTACCCAGCCACTGGTCGTGCCGCGGTTGTTGAACAGTTTCGAAAAGCCGGCCGTGGAGATCTTCTGCACAGTTGCGATCTGGCGCATCGGCGAGACCAGCACCAGACGGTCGGTGATGGTGCGATCCCACTCGACCGGGGCGAGGTAGCCGCCTTCCGTGGCCACGCCCTTGTTGAGCGCCGCATTCACATCGCCCTTTTTCATGTGGGCGTTGAACGCGCCGGTGTACTCGGCATCCTTTACCGCCTTGCCGCTGGTGCCTGCGCCCATCTGCACGGCAGCCATCTTGATGTTCGTGTCATCGACTTCCTTCTGGAGGCGCGCAATGTCCGCATTGATGTTCTCGACCTTCAGGGCCTGCAGCGCGTCAGCGTTGCCCTTCTTGATTTCTTCGAGCTGCTTCGTGTGCTCGTCGCGAAAGGTGGCAAAGGCCTTGTTCAGCGCTTCGACGGTGGCCTTAATGTCGGCCGGAGGGCCACCATCGGCCCGAACGGCGATCAGGCCGCGCGGAACAGGATTTGCCGAGGCCTTGGCGGCCAAGGCGTCCACAGCGGACGCGTGGGCTGCAGCGGTAGCCAGGACGGACAGAGCGGCAACAGCCGCCAGGGAGATGAGAGTTCGTTTCATGGTTCAGACCTTGAGGGAGTTGGTGAGAGAAAGCAGCAGTGCTGCGGTTTCGCCAGCGCCCGGCATGGCGGTTTCAGCGGCAGCGCCCGGCGTGCCAGTGAAAAGGGACTTGAAGGCGTCGCGGCGGGCAGTGCGGGAATGCCCGGCACGCGCCATCGATGCTTCGATCAGCGCAAGGGCCTTCTTGCTGCCCTGCGCCTTGGTGTCTTGGGTGATGTCGGAGCGCTCGATCAGGCCCGTGGCAAAGCCGTCCTCGACCGCCTGCGCGGCACCGATCCAGGTTTCCTTGTCCATCAGCGTGGCGGTCTCGGTCTTCGAGAGACCCGTGCGCGATGCGTAGACCTGGGCCATTGCGTCATCGAACGGCGCCAGCCGCGCTGCGGCGTCAGCCATGTCATGGCGATTGCCGATGGCGACGGCCCATGCGTTGTGGACCATCAGGAACGCACCATCGCCCATCAGGATCTCGTCGCCGGCCATCGCGATGACGGAAGCCGCCGATGCTGCCAAGCCCATCACGCGCACGGTGACCTTGGCCTTGTGCTCGCGCAGCATGTTGTAGATGGCGACACCCTCGAAGAAGTCGCCGCCGGGAGAATTGACATTGACCGTCACGTCACGGGCGCCGATGCTGCGCAGTGCCGCGCTCATGCGCTTGGCCGTGAAGCCCTGGCCGTCCCACGATTCGCCGATGGCGTCGTAGATCGAGATCGAGGCATCGCCCTCCGTTGCGGCACGCACTTCCGGCTGCCAGCGCTCGAGCGCGTCGGGGCGAACGTCGAACTGTGCGGCGCCCAGGCGATGGTCGGCCCGGATTTCAGGCAGGTTCAGGAGGCTCATCGTTGTTCCTTGAAGCCGGCTTGCCCGGCTGGGTCATCGGGTTGCGCAGTGCGTCGGTTTGCGGGTCGGCGGACTTCGGGAGGTCGGATAGTTCCCGCACCTCGTTTTGCGACATCCACGGCGCCTGCCCGCCGGCGCCGAGCGCCTTGGAGAAGAAGGCAGCCTGGTCGGCGAGCGTGCCGCGCAGCAGTGCGCCCTCGTTGAACTTGTATTGCAGGCGGCCAAGCTGGTCATCGGGAAGAAGGCAGCGCGCGGCTGCCTGCTCCCAGGACACGAACCAGTGAGAGAGTCCGTACTGGATGAAGAAAATCGCCAACTGCTGGATGCCGCTGCCCCAGCTCGTGTCATCCATCATGAGGAGTGGCCTGGGCACGCCGTACATGCGCGCGGCCTCCTCGATCTGATGATTCCGGTTCTCGATCTGCTGAGACTCGGATGCCGTGCTGGCGAACTTGTTGGCCTTCGCGTTCTCCTCCAGCAACATCCAGCGGCCGGCGTTCTCGGCGCCTGTGTAGCCGGTGTCGAGCGAAGACTTCATCCGGTAGTAGGCGTTCTCGGAAAGCTCCTTCGGAACCTCGATGGCGCCGCCCGCCATCACACCGGTCTTGAACGTCCGCGACGCCGCGCGCTCCGCCTGCTCTGCCAGTTCCAAGGCATCGCGGCCCAGCTTGACGCGTGAAATGCCGTTGATGCCGTCGAGCGAGAGGTCGCGCAGGTGGAACACCTCTTTGGCCGACAGCGTGACCTGGTTACCGTCCGGCGTCGTGTAGTCGTACTGCATCTGCCACGCGCTATTCAGGCGCGGCTTGGTCGAGCCACGGTCCATCGGAATCATGCGGATCGGCCGGGTGCCCGACCAGATCACGCGCGCGAAGGACTGCCCGTCGAGCAAAGCCCGGAGTTGCATGAGGCTCTTGAACTCGATGGGCGTCTGCCAGTCATTTGGCTTGTACTTCAGCAGACGGTGCGCCGGGTTGTCACTCTGCACCAGCTTCTTGTCGTCGCTGCTCTGGAGGTTCAGCGGCAGCATTCCGATCGACTCGGAGATCAGCGTCACGCAGCGCAGCACCGCCATGTTCCGAAGGCTGCGGTCACGGCCAGCATCTACGCCGGTCGTGCTTCCGCCGCGGATGTACTCGAGCAGAGCTGGATCGTCCAGGCCAGTGAACAGCGTTCCAGGCGTCGCCTGGGCGCGAGGCGAGCGCTCTGCTGCCTCCATTTGCGGCTCGACGCGCGAAGCCGCAGGACGCGACTGCGCCTCCGACGCCTCACCACGTCGGAGGAAGTCGAGAATCTTCATTCAGTCGGTCCTTACAGGAAGCGTATGCCCCGGGTTTCGTAGACGGAGTTGCCTCGCGCCTCGGGGTTGAGTGACAGAAGCGTCACCGCGTTGAACGTGGCCATCAGCGGATCGATCTTTGCCGTGCCGGAGGCCTGCTTCGTGATCACGATGGCGTTGCCCTTCGGCTCGACCTTCGCATTGCCTACAGACCAGGCCATGAGGGGCTGTCCGCCGTGAATCAGTGCACCCTCGGCCAGCTTTCGCTCGGTCGTCTTGATCGCGCCGGTCATCTTCCAGCCCTGGCTGATGCCGATCACCTTGTCCTCGGGCACATCGGCCTCGACCAAAGCATCCAGGATGCCGCCCAGCCCGGCAGGGTCACAGCCGATCTTGTCCAGCAGGCCGGACGCCTCGCATTTCGCGGCAACCTCGGCAACTCCTGCCACGTCTTCACCAATCGCATTCACCAGGATCAGGTCGCCATCCTTGGCGAAGTCCTGCAGGCGCGGCGCGATCTCCTTGCGCCGCTCCAGGACCGACGGATGCGCCCATGCGCGGGTCCACAGCAACCAGCGCTTGCGTAGAACCGTCTTGGCAGGCACGACCGCTTTTGCTTCCTCGTCGAAGTGCTCTGGGATCACAAACTCCTCGGCCTTCCTGCGTCGGCCAGCCACCGAAGCGCCGAGCAAGTCGTCCAGACCGCCGCCGTCGATCCCCATGTCCACCACTTCGCATTCATCGAGCAGTTGCTCGAGCGTCAGCCCGGGCACCTCCGCGCGCGGCACCCAGAAATCCGCACCTGCCCAGCGGTCTGAGCGCAGGTTCATGCCGATCTCGACATTCAGGTGCTTGGCCAGGAACTCTTTGAAGTCCTTCTCGCCACCCTCCAGCGCCTGGCTGTGCAGTTGCGTGATGCGCGCTATGTCTACCGACGCGCCCCAGTTCGGGTTGGTCACGAAAGCGTTCGCCAGATCCTTGTGCGCTCCGGCGTCCAGCATGGACTGCGGGAACTCGTAGATCACCGGCAGGAAGCGCGAATCCTTGATGAGCCCGTCGCGCACCTTCCGCGCGTAGCTCAGCTTGTCCTTGAACACCCCCGCCGGCGGCTCGGCCGACTGCGTGGTGGCGTAGATCACGAAACCGTCGGGTCGCGAGGTCAGCCCACCAGTGGCCTCCAGCAGCATGTTCGACGCCTTGGCCTGCTTGCCGAACTCGTGAAGTTCATCGACGAAGACGAACGATGCCTTCTTCCCTGAGACCGTGTCGCTGTCGGCAGCCACCACCTTCAGTGTTGCGGCGTTGTCCCGGTGCGTGATGGTGCGGAAGTAGTCCTGCACCTTCAGCATCGCAGCCAGGTCGTCGTCCGCCTTGATCATGTCGCGGATCGGCTTGTAGCTGTTGTCCGCGATTTCCTTGGTCGGCGACAGGATCAGCAGCTCCGCCGACGGACGCCAGTTCAACACCAGCGCGGTCAACATAATGCCGGCCGCGGCGGTCGATTTCATGTTCTTCTTGCTGACCATGAAGAAGAACTCGTTGATCAGCCGGCGCCCTTGGTCGGCGTCATACGCCCCGAAGATCGCGCGGACCCAATCCTTCACCCACGGCAGGCAGGCCTCGCGCATGGTCGGCTGACCCGCCACGTCCACCAGGACCAGACCACCGAAAACATCCCAGGCCTCATCCGCTTGCGCCTGGAAAAGCGGCGGCGAGGTGATGAGGCTCTCGCGCGCCACGATCCTGCGCTCCCAATCGACGCAGGCGGTGGACCACTCCATGGACTACTTGCTGCTCGCGACCAGGCGCGGACCTTGCCGCACTGCGTACTTGCCGCCAGTCGGGCGCTCCGGCACCACCGGCTTGGGCGCCTCGGTCTTCTTGGCATGCTGCACGCTCAGCAGCGCGATCGCGGCCTTCAACTGGGCCGGACTCGGATCGACAAGCCCCTGCATGGCCATCGTAAGGAACTCTTTCGAGTCTTCAGTGGTTGCCGGATCTGCCGATTTCGGTTTGCGGCCGGCGCCCGGACGGGCACCACCGCTGCGTCCTTTGACACCTGCCATTTGATTTCCTTTTATTCCGGGGGGCGTGTTTTGCGCGTGAGGAACCGGGTGGTTTCCGCCACCTCGGCCTCCCAGACTTTTCGCCGCCCCTCCCCCTCGGCGATGCCCCTGCGACGCGTCAGGCGGGCCGTGGACGCACGATCTCGACCTCAATAGCCTCTTGCCCTTGCTTTCGCCTCGGCGTCCGTCTTGGCCTTGTGGCACGGCACATCGCACAGGGGCTGTAGGTTGCTGTCGTCGTTGGTGCCGCCATCGGCCAGCTCGACGATGTGGTCGATGTGATCTCGGTTCGACACCCAGACCGCGCCGCACTTGGCGCAGCGGTAGCCGTGGCGCTGGGCGACACGCTCACGGGTGGCCATCCATGCCCTACCGCGGTGGCGCTCTACCGTACCGGCCTTGGTCTGCAGCAGTGAAGTGCGGGACAGGCGTGCGGCAGCCAACCTCGGCTTAAGCGTCTTGAGGCCCATATGTTCCCTTTTTTCCACGACGGCATACTCCAGAAACGAGGAGAAGGAACATGGGGAAAAACTACACTAGGATCGGCATCGTCATCTCGGTCGTCTACAGCTTAGGACTTGCATACGTCCTTTATCGGCGCTGGGACCAACTGTTTGGACTAAAGCTCAATGAGTTCGGAGATCTCATGGCCGGAGCATTCGGGCCTCTGGCCATCCTCTGGCTAGTTCTTGGCTATTTCCAGCAGGGCATTGAACTGCGGATCAACAGTGATGCGCTGAAGCTTCAAGCGGATGAACTGGCCAACTCTGTCGAGCAACAGCGCGAACTGGTCAAGGTCGCTCGCGATCAATACCAATCCGACCGCGAAGCGATGGAACACCAGATAAAAGCTTTCGCTGCCGAACAAGAAAGAGTCCGGCTCGGGGCGCAGCCAAAATTCACTCTCTCCTTCGGTGGCGGACATGGCATTGAGAGCAAGCATTCGGTAATTTTTGCGAACTACGGCCAGACTTGTACCGACCTTCGCCTTGTTGCCGAGAGCGCCGACGTGCACTTCACTCCTGATTCTGTGCTTCTTCTTAGGACGGGCGACACGGCAAGATTCCAATTCATTACACCTCGAACCCCTCCATTCGAAGAAATGAAGGTTACGCTCTCGTTCACCGATGGTCTCGGAATCCCTGGCTGCTACGAGTACATGATGACGTTTGTGAAGGGAGACGCCTATTCCACGGCGCGCCTCGATCCGATCGAAGCAACCACCGAATTCAGCCAAACGTAGTCCAGAAGAAAAACCCGCTGAGGTTGCGCAAGACGGGCTCAACGGTCGGCGAAGAGTTCGGAGCCTAAGGGTTCAGGTCAGCGTGATCGAGGTACAGGGCCAGATCGCGGTGCCGTTGCGACCTTGCCTTGATGAAGTGTAGGCTGCCGGCGAATCCGATAGATGGGGTGCTGTTTTTGAAAGACAATCCGATGCACCGCCAACGACTTGGGAACACAGATGAAACAGGGGGCTGACCTTCTGAATATGGGGCAAGGGGGCCCAGCGATCTACCTCAGTTGGGATGCAACGGCCAGTTGGGACCGACTACGCCATGATCTAAAAACCCGAGTTCTCCTTGAATTGCAGCGACCTGATCGCTCGCGAATGCATCGAACCTATTCTGGGACATGGATGCTCGCCGTCGATTCTTATCGCGTCCTCTTCGAGAGCACGGAAAAAGACGTGACGATTGTTGGTGTTCTGACCCCCAGAGAGTATGAAGCAGGGGGTAAGTGGTAGATGCCCAAAACGACACCTGTCAAAGCCTCAAGCAGCATCAACGGCAATATTTTTCATCGATTCTCTCCAGTTGATCTTGTCCAGACGTGGAGCACTGAAGCTGCTGCGCTTGACACACTTTTAAATTCAAAATCAGGAGGAATCGATGAAAGCACGCTTCTACGCTGGTTTGGCGAATCCATTGATCGGATTGCCCTGCTTGTGTACGCGATGGAGAAAGTTGTTCCTACGCATATCGCGCGAGAGATGACCATTGGAGGCTTTCGGACCGATTTCGGATGGGCTCAGGTAACAGCTACCGAAGCCCCGTCGGTTGGATTTGTGGAAATTGAACACGCGAAAGCAGACTCCCTGTTCGTCAAGAAGACCCGATCGACACCCTATATCGGCAACAGCTTTTTACAAGGGTATAGCCAACTCGTTGATTGGGCATCCTTTGGCAATGCGGACGCTCGCAACGACTCTAAGATTTCGGCAGTGGTTGGCAAGCATCCCGAGCCGGTCAACTATCATTTCTGCTTGGTTGTCGGGCAGCAACGTTTCATTCCTGGGCAGCAGGAACTAGATCGATTTCGTTGGTGGCAACAACATTTGCGCGTGAACAACCACACGAAGATCAAAACGTACTCAGACATCCCTCCTGCGGCACTGAGCTATGCTGCAGCTTGCAAGGCTGGCGGTGCCCTCTCTTCGTCGACGATGCGTCTACCTTGAATCGAAAATGCCATTAGCGATTCATCGCTGATCATCAATACGTTTCTGCACCGATGGTAGAGGATCTCAACCCTCCGAATGCGCCAATCAAGTGCAGGAGAGCAAGGTGCGGATCTTCATCGATCAATTGCCTCAGGCCCTCGACGGGACCTACGAAAAAACCGCCTCATGGGCGGCTTTGGATTGCGTTGGAGACAGCTCCGCCATGAAAGGCTGAGCTGCTCTTATTGTTCCCGGCTCACCCGGGATTTGTACAGGCGGCACGATTTTAGAACAGATCGGCAGCACGAGTAAACACTTTTTACTTCGCAGCCTCTGCAACGGCGATCTTCAGGTCCAGATAGCCCGCGATCTTCTTCATCGCCTCCGGTCCGGCCATCGCCTGATGCTTCTCCATGTGCGCCACAAGCCAGTCAGCGACCTCGGCGTGCTCCTTGAAGATCTTGCTCAACGACGTGCGGCCGGTGCCTTTGCAGGGCTTGCACTTCACGCCCAGCGTCGTGCTGCCGGGAATGACCGTTGCCCCGTGGCCGCCGCAGTTGTCGCACGTCGGATTGCGATGCCATGCCACGCAGCCTTGAGCCAGGTCGTAGGCCTGAACCCGGTTGAGCTTCACCTTCAGCGCCCTCGCCTGCCGCCATGCGTCATCGGCCAGGATCTCCACCAAGTCGCGCGCCGCGGTGCTGTCACCCAGGAACAGCCGCTGCAGCGCCACGGCCAGGGGAAACTCCCGTCCTGCGAGCCCCATCGCTCCCAGCACGTCCGAATCGGATCGCGTCGTGCGCTCATTGATCTCCAGGTTCGACGAGCGAACCGCGCTGGCGTAGCGCTCGATCACATTCATGCGCGGCCTTTCAGGCTGTCACCGATCCGCGCCGCCAGGTTGCGCCTGCTGCTATCGACCGAAGGCCTTCCCGTCGCATCCTCCAGCCGGCGCAGCAACTCCTTCAGCTCGGCGTCCGTGGCCTGCCCGCGCTTCTTGAGCATCTGGGCAAAGCCGGCGATCACCTCTGCCGTAGCAGCCCGGTGCGCGTTCATGGTGTCGGCGAAGAAGTCCGACGCCTTCAGGTACTGCTCAAATTCCTTCATGCTCATTGGGGAACCTCCTGCTCTTGAATGGAGAACTCCACGAAGCGCAGCGGGTAGCGCCTCGGGCTGGTTCGGTATTGCTGGGTCGGCTTGTCGAACCACAGGCGCAGCGTGTAGTCCTGTACTCCGTCTTCGCGCTGCTTCTTGAGGATCAATTTGGCGTCGATGCCTTCCTGCTCCTCTTTCCACTTGGCCAGCGCTTCGGGGTCGTTCGGGTTGGCGGGTGCTTCATCCTTCTGGGCGCGCCAGATCGAGAACACGTTGTCGGCACCGTTGACGATGCCCCCTGCCCCGGCGACCTCCATCTTTCCGGGCGCCTCGGTTTCATCGCGCAGCTTGCGCGGATGCGCCACCAAGTGGACGTGGACGTTGTGCGTCTTCTTGAACGACACCAGCTTCTGCACGGCCTCGTTCTGCTTGGTGATGGAGCCGGGGCCGTCCTGCGGCACGTCGATCATCATCAGGCTGTCGATGACGAAGTGGCGAACGCCATACCGGCGCGCGGCATAGGCGAACACTTCGAGCAGGCGATCCAGCTTCGCCACGCCCACCAGGTCGAAGAGCCACAAGCGCTCGCGGAACCAGGCGCCGATGGCTCGGATGTATTCCCGGCTCGGGCGGTCCAGGCCGCTGGCCTGCTTGTGCAAGCGCTTCAGATGGCGGGCTGCGCCCATCTCGCCGGAGAAGATCACGACCCGCTCGCCCTGCAGCATCAGCCCAAGCAGGATCTGGTCGAGCATCAGGCTCTTGCCGTGCCCGTTGATGCCGGTCCAGCAGGTGTACTCGGCCAGCCGGAAGCGGAACCAGTCAAGTTCCTTGTCGATGTACAGCGCCGGATCCAGCGGGGTGCCTGCCGGCGGATAGAACAGCGCCTCCACGGCAGCGGTGTAGTCGTTGGCGTTGCGCAGTTCGTCGGGATCGAGTGGGCGCGCATCCTCCATCGCCTGCTGGAAATCGACGGCATCTGCACCGTCCTGCAGCCACTGGTTCGCATCCTTGGCGCCCAGTCGCACACGGCGGCAGCGCTCCACGCCCAGGCGGTTGATGACCTCGGCCGCGCCCTTGTCGCCCGCCTCGTCGTTGTCGAAGCAGATCAGGATGTCGTCGAAGCGCTCGAGCTTTTCCCAATCCACCTCGATCCACTGGTGGTTGCCCGCTCCCTGGTTCACGGACAACGCCGGAACGCGCATCTGGTGCAGCGTCATGGCGTCGATCTCGCCCTCGGTGATCGTGACCGTGCGCGCCTTCGGATCGATCAGGTGCCACCCGAAAAGGCACGGCGCCGCGTCCTTCTCCTGCCGCATGTCCTTCTTTTCGTCAGGGTTGCGGTACTTGATGTTGATGAGTTCCCCGTGCTCGTCGATGAACGGGAAGACGGCGTAGGTCTTGCCGTGTTGCACCTGCTCGGCGACCTTGAACGCGCGGATCGTTTCCTCGGTCAGCCCACGCCCGATCAGCCACTCGGCGGCACGAGCTTTCGCGGCCGGTGCGCGCGGGCTTTCAGGCCGGCGGAAGGTCCGCTCGGGCGGACGCGGAAAGTCGTCACGGATGCCGAGGTGGCGCTTGATGTCCTTCATCGCCTCGGCCATGGACTGGTTGCGGCAAGCCATCCACAGGTCGATCAGGTCACCTGCTTGGCCGCGTGCGAAGTCGGACCACACGCCCGCCTTGTGGCCGCGGATGCACACCGACAGGCTGTCGCCTGGCTCTCCATCGGTGTTGCCGGCCTTCCACTCGCCACCCTTCGCCCTGCCCTGCGGCAGCAGCAGTCGAGCGATGTCGGCGGCCTGGCTTGCCAGCACCTGCTTCACCTCGGCTGCGTTCAAGCTGCAGCCTCCTGCGGTACGCGCTTGCCGTCCCTGAACTCGCGGTAGTTGCCGATGTGGCAGTGCTCGTTCTGCGCTTCCGCGACGTGGGTGAACCCTGCCACCCGCCACCACGCCACCCCATCGACGAGCGGCACGACTGTTGCGGTCGAGCGCTTCGAACCGCCCCGATCCTGCCCTTTGCCGAGCCAGCCCGACAGGAAACGCCGGACGCCTTTCGCGGTCTTGCGCTTGGCCGGGTTGTCCTTGCACCAGATCCGGGCCCGGAGCAGTTCTCCGACGACATCGACGCTCGGGTAGGCCTGCTGCCACTCCTGCACGTCCGGCGCTTTCACGGCGAAGTCACTGCCATCGACCAACGGGATCAGGACCACGGTCGGCGGCGCTGCTGCGTCAGAGCCGGATTCCGGCTCGGCGCAAAAAGAACCGTCAGGTTCTTTCTTTGGAGACGGAGACGGAGACGGAGACGGAGACGGAGACGGGGCACTGCCAGATTCAGCGAGTGGCATGCCCGTAGCACATTTGGGCAGTGCTACTGGCGTGCCCGTGGCAGTGCCACTGGCACTATTTGGCACAGCGGCGAGCACACGCGCTGCGTACTCGGGCATCTTCCTGGCAGCCTCCGCGCGTCCGTACTGCTTGCACAGCGCAGCAAAACGGGACTTGTCTGAACGTGCATCGCTGCCGGCTGCCCAGGGGTTGTGTTCCTCCCAGTCGTGGATCGATCGCTCGCTCTCCTCACCGTCGAGGAAACCCACCGCTACCAGTTCGCGAACGAAAGCACCGTCTTCGCCCGTCCAGTTGACGGCGAGTTCGATGTCCTCGTCGCTCATGCCCGCCAGCTCGCCATTGCTGCGGTTGTCAGCGGCCCAAAGGAACAGGCAGACGAGGTGCCACGCGCCACCGAGGCCAGCGCGCCGGATCAACTTTTTCGTTTTAGGATGACCGGGCAGCCCGGTCGAGAGGCGTGCGTCAGTGGCCATTCAGCGCCCCCCCTTCGCCAAGATCTCCGCCTCCGCGGCTTCATGCAACTCGATTTCTCTTTCAGCCTCTGCCCAGGCCTCGGCGGCTTGGGTGCGAGCCTTGGTCAGCGCAGCGATCAGCGAGGGCACTACGGCCTCATCGATGACGATGTGGCGCAAGCTGCTGTCGAAGCTCTCCTCCATCACGATGACGTTTCCACCACCGCCCGGGTAGACCGCGAGCCTCTGCGTGGCGTCGTCGATCAGCATGCAGCCGCCGTCGCGCAATTCGTCAAAGGTCGGAGCATCGTCCTCGCTCGGCGTGTACAGCACGGCGTTGTCGGGAAATTCAGGTTTCAGCGTTTCCATTTCCAAGCTCTTCCAAGTTCGTGAGTCGTTACCCATGCGGCGCGGCTCAGGTTTCGGTGGACGCGCAGCCAATAGAGGAAGTGGACGAACCACAAGATCGCGCGGCCCATCAGTCCCACTCCAAGGTGCGAACGGTCTGCACGGCGCTCAGGTGCTGCTTGGCCATCAGCAGCAGCGCGTCCACGTAGTCGGGCGGGAAGCAGCGCATGTCCTGGCCGACGACGCGCAGGCCGGCATGGGCCATCACCAACGCCAGCTTGTCCAGGTGGTCGCTGAGCAACCGCGAGACGGTGGACTCGCTCACGCCCATGGCCGCGGCAATGGCCGTCTGCGAGGCATCACGCTGGGTCGCCTTGAGGATGCTCGAGACGATCTTGCGGGCGCGATCTTCAGGAGGCTCGACGGTCACGTTGCAGCTCCCTGCAGCGACGTGCACAAGGTTCCAGCACCGTGCATCCGGTTGCGGCCGGTGCAAGAACCTGCAGCCCGTCTTGCTGGCGCTTCCAGGTGCGTGTGCCGAGACTGCATAGCCATGAACACACCCCAAGCCATGTCAGCCGCCACCAACGACCCGGACTTCATCCACAACAGCACGCGGACAACTCTGAGCACCAACGCGGACCCCACGGGCCGAGCACCGGCGCGCGTGATGCTGCGCACCAGCAGGCTGGTCATCCGGTGGCTCGACGGAGACGTTGAGGTGCGGTTCGCCGCCCAGGATGTCGATGTCACACCGAAAGGCCGCGCAGCACCGCGCGCGGACAAACGATGAGCGGCGGACATCAGGCAGTCGCCTTGCGCGGGCGGCGCTTCGAGTTGCGCAGCACCTCCCAAGGCACGTCCGGACGGAGTTCTTCGCAGAGAACACCCGTTTCCCGCTCGATCGCCGGGCAGTGCTCCGCCGGCACCTTCTTTCGAAATGCCCACATGCCAGGCGTAGACCCGGCGACGCCGATCAACTCGGCAAGCTTCAGCCGGCTCCCGGCGATCTCGACAGCTTTCAGGAATGCTTCCATGACGAATCCCCTTCCAAACACGATAGAAGCCTCAATCCTAACACTAACGAATTTAAATTGTGTGGGAGAATTTCGTTCGTGAAGTCAATCGCAGAACGAGTCAAGGCCGTCCGGCAAGAACTGGGCTGGAGTCAGGTGCAACTGGCGGAAGAAGTGGGCGTGTCCCAAAGCTCGATCGGGAACATCGAATCGGGCTTCAGGCAACGGCCGCGGGAACTCGTGTCCATCGCCAAGGCGCTTCGGGTTTCGCCGGAATGGCTGGAGACGGGCAAGGGGCCCAGGACCGAGCGCGCCTCGCTCAAGCTCGTGGGTGCCGATGCCGAGCCGTCAGTGCGGGCGCTGGTGGAGTATTTGGCCGAGATCGCCGCTCAGCAGCGGCCGACTCTTCGAAAGAATTTGGCCAACCTACTGGTAGATCTGCTCGAGCACCCCGAGGACACGGCGCTTATCGAACAGACCATCGTGGACATTGAGCGGTTCTTCCCTCCGCCTCAGAAATAGCAGGGTTCTTGCCCACGAGCCGTCCGTAACAAAAGGTTAGGATGTCGGCTCGAATCTAAGAGGAGCGAGGGAATGAAAAAACTCGGCATCGCCTTGCTGGCAGCCGCATGCTCGATGGCGCACGCGGTCGGCTGGAACTACGACTCTTCCACCGACAAAATGACGGGAAAGAAGTCAGCAAGCGCGCAAACGGTATCTGACAACTCTCTAAGCTTTGGATTTCCGTACCAAGGCGTCAATCGCGGCAACTTGATCGTGCGCCAGCACCCACAGTACGGTCTTGATGTTCTGATCACTATCGACAAGGGGCAGATGCTTTGCAGCAGCTACGACTGCAAGGTCTCCATCAAATTTGACGACGCACCTCCGGTCAAATTCAGCGGTAGCGGTCCGGCCGACCACAGCAGCCAAACCATCTTCATAGAAGGAGCGGCGAAGTTCATCGCCTCCGCTAAGAAGGCGAAGAAGATCCTGGTTCAATTCAATGCCTACCAGAATGGCGCACCCGTGCTTGAGTTCAGCACGCCGCAGCCGCTGGACTGGCCGAGAAAGTAGTACGGCTCGAACGCTAAAAAACGCCAAGCCGGCAAAGAAGGGCGTTCACAACGTACACCATTGACACTGGTTACCAAAAGTTAACAATACGGCGTCGAGTCCCAAGGAGCCCACTCATGAGGCAAGTTTTTCTCGCAGTACTTGGCGCCCTTGCCATGTCCACTGGTGCTCACGCCGCCTGCTTCGGCACCCAGGCAATGTCGACGTGCACAGACGAAAGTGGCAACACCTACAACGTGCAGAGATATGGCAACACGACATTTGTCCAAGGCTCAAATGCGAGCACGGGAAGCACATGGAATGAGACCAGCCAAACGTATGGCAGCACCACTTACCAGACGGGCAATTCGAGCAACGGAAACTCTTGGAATCAGACGATCCATTCGATGCCCGGCATGACTACCTATTCCGGTACGGACTCCCGAGGAAACGGCTTCAATAAGGTCTGCACAGCCTACGGATGCAACTGAGCAGCGGCGGCTACCACCGCCCGTCCAGCACGATCTCCGACACCCTCACCCGCTGCAGTTCCGAGCTGAACCCGAACGCAAGCGCAACGTAGTCAGCACACTTGGTCAGCAGCGCCTCGCCGCTTGTGCTGTAGAGGTCGGCACTGACCGTGATCTTGAGCGGGGCGACGAAGCCGGCGGGCCAGTGAGTAGTGGCCTCCACCTGATCAACGTGCCGCCTGGTGGCACAAGCAATGGCGGTCGCTGCCAACTCGCCCCAGCCACGCCGCCGAAACGCAGGAGCCATCCAGGCCTGGTCAAGCTCGACCTCCAGCTCGTCCACCTCCCCCCTGCCTGTGCAGCGATCAGCGATCCACCTCAGGCCGAAGGACACGAAGCCGACAGCATCGCCGCCCAGTCGCTCGGTGACGATGGCCAGCAGATCAGTGGTGATGTACGCACGGACCGCAAAGCGCCCCGACTGCAGCTCACGCCCGTCTTCGGCGTACAGATCACGGCTCGTCCCGAGCGCGCGCAGGTTTGCATCTCGTAGTGGCGCACCACTGAGTCTGCTGAGCCCCTGCTCCGTCTTGTAGGTCTCGTCGGAATCGTGCAGCTTGCGTAGCTGGCGCGCCCAGGTTCGCATCTGCGCGCAGTGCCGGGTGACGATGTAGACCGCGCCCTCCTCTTCATCCAGCAACCTGTCTTCATCCCAGGCGACAGGCGTCACGGCATCAGGGTAGACCGGGTCGAGCGGCTTGAGAAGCCGGAGGAACAGAGGGTGGCGACGGCCGCGAGGTTCAGGCATGCGCTTTTCTAGCGCGGATCCTCGGAAAGCTTGAACACGGGCTTTTCGGTCGTGATCGGCATCGCATTAGGTGACCTTTTCCGGTACGCTGATGCCATTGGAGATGGAAATGCTGAAGCTGCTCAACACAGGATGGATCGCACACAAGTGCGGCAAACGGCGCTGGATTCACTACGCGCTCGCAGCGGTTTTCCTATTCGTATCAGGCTTTGCCATCGCGAACTTCTTAACTATTCCTGCGATGCTGAATTCTGGCGCCGACACAGCGCTCGCCGGATGGACATTTTTCAGTTTCGCCTGTCTGTCAATGCTCACCCTGATCTACAGCATCTGGCTCAGCTATACCGATGAGGCGCATGGGACCTACGCCGAGGTCGCGGAGCGCTATCGCACCCACGGCTGGTAGAGCCTTGCTTTCCAAATCAAGCCCGCCCCGGGCGCGCTTATTCGTTCCCAGGGCCGGCATCGAGTTGGCGCCTAGGCAGACAGGCCATATACAAGGAGCTACCGATGGAGTTCAGCGCTAAATGGACGTCGGCGGCTGTCTGTTGCATCGCACTGGTCTTGGCTACTCCTTCGCTGGCACAACGCCAGCGCAATTTCAACGGCGAGGTCTGGCCAACGTTGGATACCGTCGCCAAATATGCTTGGCTCAATGGCTACATCGCCGGTCTTGATACAGCGACCGTCAGCGCGCCGTTCGCAATGTGCTCCGACGCCAAGGATCCGCAGGATTGCTATGTTGCTGCATCGAGAAAAATGGAACCCTACTTGCTCGGCAACATGCGCGGCATTCCCCTTGCCCAGATCTCGGATGGCTTAGACGCGTTCTACGCCGACTACAAGAATCGGCGGATAGAAATCCAGTACGCCACGTCATATGTCGCGCGCTCGATCCGAGGTGCTTCAGCGGACGATCTTGAGCGCCAAATTCTTTTGTTACGACAAGAGGCGGTGAAGTAGCCGCTACGACGCGAACAACGCGGCGCGCCAACGCTTGCGAAGTGGCTCGTGATCGCCAGTTCGGATGTCCATGGTCACAGTCAAGCCCGGAACATAGCCGAGTCGGAGTTTTCCCCAAAAGCCTATAGATACCCCCACCTCATGCATGGCCGTAATGGGTAACGGCTGGCCGCCTGCTGCGCATTGCCGAGAGATGGTTAGCAAGACGCTGCTCGCGTAGCCCTGATCCCTGAACTGAGGCTCGATCTGCAAGCCATCCACATACACGCACTCGAAAAGCGGCGACACCCCATATCCAACGCGCCCCACCCGCTCGCCGCTCGACGCCAACACGGCCACGTCGAACCACGGATTGGGGTCAACGAAACTGCCCAACCCCGGTCTTTCCAGCACACGCAACGTGACCTGCGGTAGGGACGCAGTACGCGTGATCGGCCGCCGACGGACTCTGCTCAGTAGTCGTTTGATCATGAAGCCCCCTGTTCGACCACAGCGTAGCTCATCTCGCCGTTCGAAGACATGGTTGAGCCCCTCCCTCTTTGTCGCCTGCAACAGATGCTGCCCGGGGCCGGCATCGAACCGGCACACCTTTCGGTGGGGGATTTTGAGTCCCCCGCTTCAGGGCGCAACAGGACTCGCTCCATCTCTTGAGCTGTTGAGCGAACGCAAGCTAGGATCATCGCAATCAACCTGGAGGGCATGAATGTCGAACGCTGCGGAGCCGCAATCCCCGGACCATCTCAACAGAGGGGCGTTCTTGGCCGCACTGGAGAGCAACATCGAGGTGCTCGCGAAGGTGCCGTCAGATCGCTTGGCTACACCGAGGGTCATCGCGATTGACGCTCAATGGGGCGACGGAAAGACTTGGATCGCAACCGAATTGGCACGGCGACTCCGCGGCCCCGACGGAACTCGGCCAGTGGTCTCTATCGATGTCTTTCGATATGACCACCATGATGATCCGTTCGCTGTGATTGCCGCAGCTATTTATGAAGCACTCAAGCCGAACTCAGCCGTAAAGAAGAAATTCCTGGAAGCGGCGGGAGCAGTGCTCAAAAGCGCAGCTCCAGTCGCGGCGAAAGCGGGGATTACCCTTGGTGCGCGAGCCATTGGACTCTCCGCGGACGACACTGACGAGCTAGCCAAAGGCGCAGTAGGTGCGCTCAAAGAGAGCGTAGGGTCATTCTCGGAAAAGGCCGTGGAGAAGCTCTTCGCATCCTATTCTGCAACTGAACGCATCCAGAAGAACTTCATGCAGATGCTCAGCGATTTGACCAAAGAGCTGGAACATCCCCTGGTTGTACTTGTGGACGAACTAGACCGATGCCGGCCCTCATTTGCGCTTGAGGTGCTTGAACGAATCAAACACCTTTTCGGCGCAGAGAACGTCGTCTTCGTTCTCTTCTGGAATTCTCGCTCGATTCACGAGTCGATTCGTCATACCTATGGGCCGGGAACTGATGCTACAAACTATCTGGCCAAATTTGTTGCTTTCAGTATTCCACTAGAGTTAGAAACACCTAGAGGAACTACCTTAGGGCGAAGGTTCTTGACCTTCGTACGCGCGATGGGAGAACTCCACTTTACGAACAAGGTGATGAGTCACGACTTTTGCGATGCCATGATCGAGGCGAGCGGCATACTCAACCCCAGTCTCCGGCAAATTCAACAAGCGATTCAACTGACCGAGCAGCTCAAAGTCTTAGAGGCCGAAGGCGAACCGTGGCCCACTGTATCAGCATATCTTTTGCTTCTTAGAACGATCGATCGAGAACGTTTTGAACGAATTATTTCGCTAGATGCTCAAACGGCACGATTGGAGGCTGCCCTGATAGCCAGTGCATTTAAGAGCGCTCCAAGACAGGATCTGAGCCAACTCCACGTAATCTTTACCTACATCGCAGACCGGGAACGCCTAGATAATCTGGCAAAGGATATTCGAACAAGAACGTTCGATGTGAGCACACTTACGGATGAAGAGCGGCACCTAATGCAAGAAACAGATATGGGCAAATGGATCCCCATGTTTCAACAACACGCAAAAAGCATTTTTGAGCCATTGACCTTCAGTTAAAAAATCAAGTCGAGCCATGTAATGAGGTATTCAGGAATTTTTTCCTTGCGGCCCATTTGACAGGGGTGCAGCATTGAGATCTTTTTCGCGATTGCTACTGAGCCACTTGAACGGGGACTTCTTTTGCTGTCCTTCAAAGCGTTCGGCAAGCCGTTCATCCATTGCTTCCAGCCGCCCTGGTACTTGGCTGAAGATCGAGACGAAGCCGAACACCTGACCAAAAGCTACTTGCAATACGTGAAACTCCCTCGGCGCGTCAGCTGAATAGAGATAGTCAAACTGGTCTTTGAGATCACGCCCGGAACGAGCAACGGGTGCGCTCATGGCAGCCAGCTCAGCCAAAGCCTCGAGCAAGACGATTCGTCCATGCTCAAGGCGCTGAGCGTTGGTGAACCATTGAAACTGAATGCCCCCGTTGACTGGGAATGGCGCTCCCATCTTCATGTAGTAGATCGCCTTCGTGAGTTTGGCAGCGAAGACCTCTACACACCGGTGCATCTCGTCGGGAATATCAACAATCCCGAGTTGCTGATATGTCTCTCCGGGCCGGGGGCGAAGCCCAATACGCCGCGCATCGGCCCGCGCCTCGATCGCGCTCTTCGAAAACATTCTTGCGAGCACTCCTGGGAACTGACGATTTACTTGGAACATAAGACCTCGCCCACTCTCGAGGACTCTTGGGTCTCCCCCGCCCAGATGGGCAAGAAAGGCCACCATCAGATCCTCATTGGAACTTCCCCCATTGCACTTGACGCAAGCGGCGAACTCGAATCCTTCAGGCCAAGCTTTCTCACGGAACATGGACCGCGGCGGACAGTGCTCTATCGTCGTCGCGGCCACTTGCCCTCCACAGAAGATGCACGTCGGACATGCCGCAAACAGCGCTGCGCGGCGCGAGCTTGATTGACTCATCGACGCCTCCATCAGGAATGAGCGTCCATCGTCGCAGAACTCGGCCCCTTCCCTCGTGTTGATGGCAATATCACGTGTGTGATTGGTAGAAGGCCCTCATGGATAGTCCCGACAGTCAAGATCGATATCAAATCATCTGAAAAGAGGCATCTCGGCGAGCCGTGGCGTCGGTCGAAGCCATGGCGCTACCTAAGCAAGTCGCATTACCTTCAGCGCTAGCCAACGTAGGCGCATCGGTGAACCGAGGCTATAAGAAACTGCTCGCGGACTTCGAAGACGAGTACGCGGACCGGCTCCCCTTTCTAGTCGGGTTGGTTAGCCGCGAGATATGGTTCTCAGCGTGGCGCGCTAGTCACTCGATGGCCCTCATGCGTCTAGATGAGTTCGGCACCGAACTTATGCCTGATGGCTCATCTTGGACCGCAACTCGCTACGTTGAATCCGAAGGATGGGCCAATACCCTCTACAACGAACTAGCTTCAATTCATGCAAATGAAGCACGCAGAGCCTTTTTGAACGGAACACCCTTCGATGCCCTGCTCAGTCAAGCAGAAGGTCTACGGGTCGCAAGCCTGTATTGGTTTTCCCTCTCCAGCGCTGCCTCTGCAGCAGGCGAACTGTCGCAGGCGAGCGATTGGCTTCATGAGGCATATGACGCTTTGGTGCTGGAGAACGGCGTATACATGTGGGACGAAGCCACGAAACTGGCTGAAGAAGAGATCACGAACGAAGCAACTGGCGCGGCAAGAACAGCTCTCGCAAAAACTGCAGCGGCCGCAAGACATTCAGAAAATCGCGCGATGAAGCAGGATGTGTTTAGATGGTGCGATGCAAACATGGCATCCGTTCCTAGCATGGACGCGGCGGCGAGCCGGGTTGCAGGAATTGTTGTGCCTGCGGCTTGGCGCACTGTTCGCGATTGGATGACGGAGTGGAAAAAGCTCCGGTCTGCCGGCACAGCGTAGGCTCAGCCGGCACGCTGTACGGCCTGCGGGCTTGGAGCCTTCAACCACAGTTCAGAGCCGTCCATAGTTCACCCATACCGCAGCACATCGGATGGACAGCGGGGCAGTTCAAGGTGATCACCGCGACGGGCAACAGCGACTCCACCCGTCGGCGACAGGACCTGTGCGATGCACTAAATGCCGCCTTTGGACGACTTTTATTTTTCTAAGTCCGAGTTTTCCTGCAGACTGCACCGGAAGATCACCGGTTATCCACAACCTTTTCCACAAGGGAGAAGGTTTTACACCGGTTAGCATTTCTAAGACCGATTTGGAGTACTGGTAGCCCAAAACGCAATACCAGCGTCCGAAAAGGCAAGGGCCGCGAGCGGTTTACGCAAGCGGCCCTCTTGAGCACCCGAACCTGAATGAACTGGCACCCGTCTGGCAGGACAGGAAAAGTTTAACCGGGTCCGGGAAATTTTGGCCGCTTAACTTGAAAGCACCTATGACCCGCGACAGTGATCCCACACAGCCAGCCGACAGACTGCTGCGCCTCCCTGAAGTCCTCACCAAAGTCCCGGTCGGCCGGGCTTCCTGGTGGAAGGGCGTCAAGGACGGCCGCTATCCCGCCGCCGTCAAGCTCGGCCCACGCACAAGTGCCTGGCGAGCTTCTGACATCGACAAGCTGATCGCCTCTCTCTAGGCGTAGCAAGTATGAACACGATCACGGCGGGAGACCGTCGGCGGTGCGCTGCTCGCGTCAGATTCAGCTTGTGGGCTTTCCTGCGGTCTTCCGACCGGCAAGACTTGAAAGCGCCCCGACCATCAATCCAGCAGCCCCGGCTTTTTTTTGAGTCGTTCCGCGACCTGCTCTGGAGTATTCGTGCCCTTGTCTTCTCGCGACAGCAATTCGTTCGATTCGCCGAGTTTCACCAATTCAGCAGCAGCATCCACAGCACTAGCGTAGTTGCTCGAATGAACAGCCTGCCCCATCGCGCCGATCAATTCCATCATGCGCTGCCCCTCGGCTCCCTTCTTCGGAACCATCTCGGACACCGTTTTCAGGTAGTACCCCAGCATCCCGTTCAGCTTAGTGAGGGCGTCGATGGTCGAGGAAAACATCTTGGCGTTGTGCTCACGCCCTCGATGCAGTTCTCGAAGCTCATTTTCAAGTGACTGAACTCGATCCCGAAGAGACTGCGTCTCCTGGAGAGCGCCGACGATCTCTGCGTTCAGGCTTCGCTTCGACGCTTCGGCCAGGTCTTCATAGTGCGACCGCATCTCTGGCGGCATTCGCAAAGGATAGGGAGGCTGCTGTTTCGGTTCCATCCCTCGATCATCGATTCTTTTTGATCCTCCGCAAAAGAATCTAGTTGACTCTATAAAAAGATTCTTTAAGAATCACAATGCCATGAACCTCTCTAAGCACCAAAGGCCTCCAACGCCGGTGCGCTTGCCTGATGACTTGAAGGCGGCGCTCGCGATAGAGGCGCAGAAAAACGATCGCAGCCTGAATGGCGAGATCGTTAACCGCTTGCGCTCAACCTTTGCGGGCAAGCGTCCCCAGCAACCCAGCGAATCGAAAGGTCAGCAATGAGCAACATCGTTCCCTTCACCTTCGACGGCACAGATATCCGGGCGCTCGAGATCGACGGCGAGCCCTACTTCGTCGGCAAAGACGTGACCGAGGCACTTGGCTACGCCAACTCCAGCGATGCCATTGCAACTCACTGCAAGGGGATCGCCAAACGCTACCCCCTTCAAACGGCGGGCGGGAAGCAAGAGCTTCGCGTCCTGTCCGAGCCCGACGTGCTACGTCTGATCGTCAACAGTGCTCTGCCCGCCGCCGAGCGCTTCGAGCGCTGGGTCTTTGAAGAGGTGCTGCCCACGATTCGCAAGACCGGCAGCTACACGACACCGAAGGCAGCGCCCTCGCCCGTCCGACTGGCCTACGACGCCGCCAAGGCCTTCCCGCCGCTGTTCCGCGTCGCCCGTTTGCTCGGCTGCGACAAGAACGCCGCAGCGATCAGCGCCAACCAGATGGTGCGCAAGCTCACCGACGTGAATTTGCTCGAAGGCCTGGGCCAAGTGCATCTCGAAGCCGAGAAGCAGGACACCCAGTTCTTCACGCCGACGGAGTTGGGCAAGCGCATCGGCGCCAGTGCTCGCGGCGTGAACCTGCTGCTCGCCGAGGCCGGTATGCAGATGAAGCGCGGTGATGTCTGGGAAGTCACCGATGCCGGCCGTGAGTTCGCGCGCATCCTAGACACCGGCAAGAAGCACGGCAGCGGCGTTCCAATTCAGCAGGTCAAGTGGAGCCCCAATGTGCTGCCGCTGCTTGGCCCCGAAAAGGAGGCCGCATGAAGGGCTGGGAAGGACGTGACGCGCGTCACTCTTCTGCAAAGCACAGCCAACGCATCAAATTCAACTGCACCAGAAAAGGTGAAGCCGAAACGCTTGGACCCGTTTCGGCTTCGATGAAAAACCACCCCGTCAAGGATAGGAATTCACATGGTCAAGGTTAGCACGCGCCCACAAGTTGGCGCAACGGGCGAGCAATCGCCCTCCCCCATTCGCCCGGCTGCGCGCAGCCTGGACTTCATCGAGTTCGATTCGTCGGCCATCGACGCGATCAAGATGCGGTCTACCGAAATCCACGGTCTGGCCTCGTGCATGGTCTGCCTGACCGCCGTCGAAAAATTGGGCGGCGGACGCTTCAGCGGCTACGAGTTGATCGACGACGCACTGCCCCTGCTCGGCGGAGTCATCATGCGGCTGGCGCGCGAGGTCGACGAGGCTGGTAATCAGCTCTTCGCGCAGTACCAAGAGGCCCGCAACCTGGCCAACGAGGTGCAAGCATGAACGCCGTCCTCGACAGGCCCCGCACCAAGGCCAAGCCGAAGGCCACGAAGAGTGCACTGCAGGCGCGGCTGGACTCGATCTTCGCCAACCTCAAGCTCGGCCAGGAAAAGCTGCAGCTCGCACACCAGTCGGTCGAGCTGACGGACCCTGGCGACGCCGCAGACGTGCTTCTGCGTGCCGTCATCGAAGACCTGCTGCCGACCGCCATCGCACCGATGTACCGGCAGCCCCTGACGCGCAACGACGCCGACGCGGCCTACACCGGCATGTTCACGTCGCTCGCAGCGATCGACGGGACCATCGCGCTGTCGCGCGGCCAGGTGATCGAACCCGTGCTTCGCGAAGCATGGGTCCTGCTCGACGAAGCAAACAGCCAGATGGACTTCGGCGACATGGGCAACGTACTGCCGCAGCGCGAGGACATCACCGAAGCCAACCAGATGCAAGGCGATCTTGCAGCACGTCCACCAGCCGCCGCAGAAACGGCAGACGTGGCAGGCCGCATTTTCGACGCATACGACAGGACCATCGAAGCCCACGCGATCCTCGACTCTCGCGTAGCGGAGATGAACACCGGAGCCGCTTATGGCGCTCGCTCGCTGGTGAAGGTCGCTGTTGATGCAACTAGCGCCGCGGACGCCACCAACACGCGCAAAGACTGCGAGCATGCGAGCAGCGCACTTCACGAAGCAATCGAAGTCCTGACGCTCGTCACCGACGATTCACCGGACCTTGCCGCCCGGGGAGCGCTCGCCTTGCTGGTCTTGGCCAAGGGTCTGCTCGACAGCAGCATGGAGGCCCTGCCGTGAGCACCACTGCTACCCGCACGCCGGCATTGCGCCTGGTGGCCAAGCCTGCGACCAAGATCGATGCCGATCTGGTGGCCTTCACCGTGATGGAGTACATCGACGCGAACTTCGCCGGGATGTGGGCAGCAGCGCCAGTCGGTGCCCGCGCCAGCATCCGCAACGCCGTGGTTCGCGCGGTCGTTGCCGAGGCATCGCGCAGTGGGGCGTCGGCGTGACAGATCTGCTCAACGAACTGCTGCAATGCAGCCGCAGCGATCCGCCGCCCCACCCCTCCGGTGCTGGCCACTGGCTGACCGTCACCGTGCCGACCGAACTGTGGGCGAAGATTCAAGCGGCTGCCGAGCTGACTGGGCTCGGCGAACCTCGATCCTCTCCGCAGGTGCGCAAGCAGCGAGCGCCGGCCGCCCAGCCGCTGCAGGCTGCTCTTGTTCCCGACGCACTATTGCGCATCAGCGTGGTGGAGCAACTCACAGGCCTCGGCGAGTCCACGATCCGCAGGAAGATGGCAACAGCCGACTTCCCGCAGCCGATCAAGAACGGCACGCGCTGCACCCGTTGGCGGGCTGGCGAGGTGACAGCCTGGCTGCGCGAACAAGGGGTTGCGGCATAAGGCCTTGCGGCCTCGCCGCGTGCCGCCCTAAGCGGCCTTGAAAGCGATGATCTTCGCGCCTTGGCGCAGTTCATCGAGGTGATCAGCCCACACCTGCATCATTTTGCGGCGCTTCACCACGAACTCCGCGCGGTCGTAAGCTGCACCCAGAGGCCCGCTCTTGCCATGCGCGAGCTGGGCTTCGATGACCTCGGGCTCGATGTCCATCTGCTCGACCATGATGGTCCGAGCCATCGCTCGAAAGCCATGCGCCGTCATCTCGGTGTTGTCGAAGCCCATGCGGCGCAGCGCGGTGTTCACCGTGTTGTCGCTCATCGGGCGCTCACCGGTCAGCAGGCTCGGAAAGACGTACTGGCCGTGCCCCGTCAGCGGCTTTAGATCTTCCAGGACCGCAACTGCCTGTTTGGGCAGCGGCACCAGATGCGGTCGGCCATTCAGCTTGGCGTTCTTCGTGCGCTTCATGTCCGCTGCAGGGATCGTCCACAAGGCCTGCTCGAGGTCAACATTGGCCCAGCGCATCTGCCTGATGTTCCCGGGCCGCTGGAAGAGGAGCGCGGACAGATGCAGCGCCGCTCGCGTGGCGGGCTGCCCAGCATAGGCGGTGATCGCGCGCATCAGTTCGCCGGCCTTCACCGGCTCCAGCACCGCGGCCATGTGCTTGACCTGCACAGGAACGAGCGCGCCTTGAAGGTCAGGCGCCGGGTTGCTGGTGCATCGGCCCGTCGCAATGCCGTGGCGGAAGACCTGGCCGGACCATTGACGCAGCGTGTGCGCGGTCTCGTTCGCACCCCGGCCCTCGACGCGGCGTAGAACGTGCAGCAGCATCGGCGCCGTGATGATGGAGAGGGGCAAGCTGCCGAGCCACGGGAAGGCATCCTTCTCCATGATCGACAACCATCGCGCAGCGTACCCCGCACTCCATGACGAACTCTTGGTCTTGTGATACTCGCGCGCCACCGCCTCGAAGCTGGCGTTGGTGTCCACCTTGCGCTCGAGCTTTTCCAACTGCCGGCGCTGCGCAGGGTCGATGCCCTGCTGCTGGATCTTGCGGGCATCGTCGCGGCCGATGCGCGCGGCCTTGAGCGTCACCTCGGGATAGCTGCCCAGCGCCAAGCGCTTTTCCTTGCCTTCGAAACGGTACTTCCAGAACCAGCGCCGCGAACCGCTGGGCTCGATCTGCAGGTAGAGGCCTCCGGAGTCAGCGAGGCGCAGCCGCAGCTTGTCAGCGGGGCAAACGGTCTTCCTGCAGGCGGTGTCGGTGAGCATGGGGGAACAAACTCGAGAGTAGCGGTTGAAACTGTACGCGTTCCCCCGAATGTTCCCCCTAATTCGATGAATCTCTGCGGTTCATCGCGGTTGGTCGTGAAGCGAAGAATGCGCTTCTACAGAGGGAAGATGAGTGATTGTGGTGCCTTATGGGGCTTCGTGAATCACTGAAATGGCCTGCCCGGAGGGGATCGAACCCCCGACAACCTGCTTAGAAGGCAGGTGCTCTATCCAACTGAGCTACGGGCAGATGCAAACCGGAGAGAACCCAGGAGAATCAACGACTTAGACGTCTTTGTTTCCGGGCCGGCAGCGGCGCAGATTCTACCCAGTTCCGCACTTGGCCCCATGTGGCGACGCTGCCGATTCGGCAACCTTCTCATGGCCCGGAACGAAAAATGCACACAGCCTGTGAAGACTGTGTGCATTTCGATTTTTTGGTCGGGGCGAAAGGATTCGAACCTTCGACCCTCTGGTCCCAAACCAGATGCGCTACCAGGCTGCGCTACACCCCGACAAGCCTTCTATTCTAGCCCGGATATTCGCCCGTTCCTGAAGTTTCTCAGCGTTTCTCGTACTGGGTCTTCCCGAAAAGGATCTCGCGTTCCTTGTCGCCGGTGATGGGCTGGCGCAGATCAGCCAGCACTTTCACGCCGCGTTGCACGGCCGGGCGCGCCGCGATGCCGTCGAACCAGGCCTTCAGGTAAGGGAAGTCGGTGAGCGTGATGCCCTGGTTCTCCCAACTGCGCAGCCAGGGGAAGATCGCGATGTCGGCAATCGAATAGCTCTTGCCGGCAATAAACTTGCTCTTTGACAGTTGCTTGTCGATCACGCCGTAGATGCGCTTGGCTTCGTTGGTGTAGCGGTCGATCGCATAGGCGATCTTCTCGGGCGCGTACATGCGGAAGTGGTGAGCCTGTCCGAGCATGGGGCCGACGCCACCCATCTGGAACATGAGCCACTGCAGCACGTCATAACGCTCGCGGTCGCCTGCCGGCAGCAGCTTGCCGGTCTTGCCCGCCAGGTAGACCAGGATGGCGCCCGATTCGAAGAGCGAAATCGGATTGCCGTCCGGACCGTCGGGGTCGGTGATGGCGGGGATCTTGTTGTTGGGGCTGATCTGCAGGAAGTCGGGCGCAAACTGGTCGCCCTTGCCGATGTTCACAGGGTGCGCGCGGTACGGCAGGCCGCATTCCTCGAGCATGATGTGAATCTTGTGGCCGTTCGGCGTGGGCCAGGAATAGACCTCGATAGGCTGTGCAGACATGTGTCTCGGGCTCCGATGGATGTGATGCGTGCCCGGCAGCATATACGTGCCCTTCCGATCGCGTGCGTGACCGGGCTTTGCGCTCAGTCTGATGCCGTCCCGCCCGGCTTGGAAGGCAGGTCGCCCTCCCGCAGCTTTCGGCCGACCCACATCATTCCAGTTTCGTAGTTCGCGGCGCCCACCTGGATGCCGCCCACGGTGCGAAGCGCGCCGGTTCCGTCGTCGGTGGCGGGCCCCTCCCCCGTGTACTCGCCGGGAACCAGCAGGCGGCCTTCTTTCAGGAAATCGGCAATGCGCAGTTCGCGCATCGCGCGGCCCCAGTGCCACTGCTTCTTGATGTCGTAGGTGCCCGCCTTTTTCGGGGGCTTGGATTTCTTCATGTGCCTCGGTCGCTCGCAAAACAAACAGGCGCCAGCATAGCCTGCGCCTGTCAGCGCATCAGAGCTGGCCTTTGGCACCCCGCTCTGGCGCAATCAGAAGCTCCTCCCCCTCCTCCCGGGGCCCGACATTCAAATCTTCCGACATCCCCTTCAGCACCACATACCCAGCCTGCAGCGCCTCGATGTATGTTGAAAAGCCTGTCGCGGCTTCCATCAGCGGCTCGAATTCCATCGAGTTGTCGAAGGACTCCAGGAGCACCCAGAAATAGTCGCCTGCGTCGTGTTGGTCGACAGTCAGGGCAATGGAGATAAGTTGGCCAGCCATTCACTCATGGTGACAACGCCAAGTGACAGTTCGGCTTCCGGGTGAAGTAAGCCGCGTGACTTGTTATCAGGCTGCTTCGAGAAACGCAAAGCCCATGGTCCTCGCGTGATAGTGCAGCCCGCCGTCCTGCACGATGAGAAAGCGCGCGCCGTACGCGCCCGTGTTGTGGTGCGAGTGCGGCGCACCCGGCGGCGTGACGAGCGTTGCCCATGGCTCCCACGGGCAATGCGCATCGCCCACGACGGAATGGCAGCCCTCGCCCTGCACCACCAGTGTCACCGCGGCGGAGTTGTGGCGGTGCGAACGCTGCCAGGTGCCGGGAGACAGCGTGTTGAAGCTCAGCGTCAAGGTCGGCGTGAGGTTGCGTGCGGCGGCCTGCCTGTCGGACGAGAAGATCAGCGCGCGGCCCGAGGTCTCGTCGCGCGTCCCGGTCGAAAAGATCGTTGCGAACTGCCGCTCGATCTCTGCAGCCGGATAGTGAACGACGTCGATGGATGCATCCACCACCGGCGCAGGCTCCGCGCGCTCGAAGGCCAGCTGAGGCTCGTTGCCGACGCTCCACAGCAGCGCGCCTTCAGGCCCGCCCGCAAGGCGGTAGCCGGTGGCACCGGGCAGCAGGAACACGTCGCCCGCGCCAAACTCGAAGCCATCGAACGCGCCGTCGAGCCGCCCGCTGCCGGAGATCACGTACCAGACCGCTCCGGTCGCGCGCACGTCCAGCGGCAACGGCATGTCGCCGGGCGCGATGCGCACATAGCGCGCGAGCATCAGCGGCGTGGTGGCCGCAAAGCCGCTGCCCAGCGCCTCGGACTGGTTGCAGTCGAAAACGCCGAACTGCCCTTCCGGCGGCGGCGAAAAGAGCCGCGCGGGCACTTCGGGCAGCTTCACGTTGAAGGCGTTGCCCGAATTGAAGAAACGCGCGCGTGCCTGCGCCGCGCTGGCTGGCGCGCCCGGATGCTGCATCGGCAGCTCCGCCATGTCGGTGACGGTCTCGTTCACGGTGCCGCCCCCTCCCCTGCACCCGCATACGGCAGCAACACCCGCAGCAGCACATTCGCGCCGGCGGCCACATGCTCGGGCTCGGCCCATTCGTGCTCGGCATGGCTCACGCCGTCGCGGCAGGGAATGAAGATCATCGCGCTCGGGCACAGCGGCGCCATGTGGCGCGCGTCGTGGCCGGCGGCCGAAAGAATCGGCATATGCAACTCGCCGATGCTCTCGGCGGCCTTGGCAATCGCCTGCTGCAGCGCGGGGTCGAAACCGTTGGAAGGCGCATCGACCAGCGGCGTGACGGTGGCCTCGCAAGGCGCTGCGAAGGTGTCGCACAGCATGCCGATGCGCTCGCCCAGATATGAAAGCACGGCGTTGTCGGGGTGGCGCAGGTCGATGCGCAAGGTCACGCGCTCGGGCACGACCGAAGGCGCGTTCGGCTCCACCTGCAGGCGGCCGATGGTGAACTTCACCGCTTCGTCGTAGCCGCCGATCTCCGCATACAACGCACCCGCGATGCGCGTGAAGGCTTCGAGCGCATCGCGCCGGTAGACCATCGCGAGCGTGCCCGCGTGGCCTCGCTCGCCCTCGATCACGATGTCGAATGTCTTCTTGCCCTGGATGCCGGTGACGACGCCGATCACGTGCTCCTGCGCTTCCAGCAACGGCCCCTGCTCGATGTGCGCCTCCACATAGGCCTTCACCGGAAAGCCCAGGGTTCGCCGCCGCAGCGCGGGAAACGCCGCATGAAACGCATCGAGCGCATCGGCGACGGAAACGCCCTGCGCATCGCGCACCGCGCGCACGGCTTCCAGGCTGCGCACACCGGCAAAGGCTTCGGAGCCCATCATGCCGGGCGCAAAGCGCGAGCCTTCTTCGTTCATCCATGCGACGCAGACGATGTCCACCGGCGGGCGCACGCCGCGCTGCGCCAGCGTGGTCAATACCTCCAGCGCGGCCACCACGCCATACACGCCGTCGAAGCGCCCGCCGCCGGGCTGGCTGTCGAGATGGCTGCCCGCGAGCACCGGCGGTGCATCGCGGTCGATGCCGGGCAGCGCGATGAAGAGGTTGCCGGCCGCGTCTGTCGAAGGCTCCAGGCCGGCCTGCAGGGCCCAGTCGATCATGGTGCGCCAGGACGCGATTTCTTCCGCGCTCAGCGCCTGCCGGTCGACGCCACCGCCCGGCGTGGCGCCGATGCGCGCGAGCGCCATGAGGCGGTCCCAGAGGCGCGTGGCGTCGATGCGCCAGGCACCCTGCTGTGCATGGGTGATCGTGGCTGCGTCGGCGTTCATGGTCAGTCGGTCTTCATGATCTGGCTGGGCAGCGCGCGCGGATCGCGCGGCTTCCACTGGCCGGCTTCGACCTGTGCGAAGAACTCGGCCAGCAAGGCGTTGAAGGCGGCGGGCTCTTCCAGGTTGAGCGTATGGCCGGTCTTGGGCATGACCGCGAGGCCGCAGGCCGGCACGGTCTTCTTGAGGAAGATGCCGGGCTGCAGGCAATGGTCGTCCTCGTCGCCGACCACCACGAGCGAGGGCACTGGCATCGCTCGCAGTTGGCTCTCCAGGTCGTAGATCGACGGGCGCCGCGCCTGTACGCCGCGCATGGTGTTGGCGGCGCCCAGCGCATCATGCTCACCGAGCCACGTGGCAAATTCCTGCCAGCCGCGCGGGTCCTTGTTCTGGAACTGCACGCGGCTTGCGCCCAGCGAATAGGTGCGCGCGAATTTCTCGGAGCCCTGCGCCTCGAATTGCCTGGCCACTTCGAGCGAGACGCCGCGGAAGTACTCCTCGTGTTCTTTCTCCGCGCCGTAGCCCGCACCGGCAATCACCAGCGAAGCCGCTCGCGGCGCATGACGCAGGCCGAAGTGGAGCGTTGCGAAGCCGCCCATCGACAGCCCCACGATGTGCGCGCGCCGCAGTCCCAGCGCGTCCATCACGGCCGCGATGTCGTCGGCCGCCGTGGCCTGCGAATAGCGGTCCACGTCGGCGGGCACGTCGGACGGCGGATAGCCGCGCGCGCCGAAGGTCACGCACTGGTGGCGCCGCGCGAAGTACCGCATCTGCGGTTCCCAGCTGCGGTGGTCGCCGCCGAACTCGTGCACGAACACGATGGGCGTGCCGCTGCCGGCGGTTTCGTAGTAAAGGCGGACGCCGTCTTGCGTGGTGGCGAAGCTCATGGTTCGCCTCCTCAGAACAGCGCGGCCGTGGCCGGCAGCGTGCGCGCGCGCTCGACCGCTTGCGGCAGCACATCGCACAGCGCCTGCGCCCAAGCCTTCGGCACGGTGGTCGAGATCTTGATGAAGCGGTGGCCGAAGCGCGGCGTGTGGTACGTGCCCTGCCGCACCATGATGTCGTGCTCGCCAAGCGCGGTAACCAGCGCCTCGGGCGCCACGCCCGCGCCGGTGCACTCGACCACGATGAAGTTGGCCTGCGACGGGAACACCGGCACCAGGAAGCCCGGCAGCTTTGCGAAGGCGTCGACGATCATCCGCTGGTTCTCGCGCTGCTGCGCGATCACCTCGGCCATCCATTCGGCCTTGACGCCCAGGCCCGCGATGGCGGCGCGCTGTGCCAGCACGCTGGCCCCCAGCGGCGCCTGCGAATGCGGCAGGATGCGCGCCAGCAGCTCCGGCGACGCCACCAGCGCGCCCAGCCGCAGGCCCGCAAGGCCCAGCCACTTGGAGAAGCTCACGATGGTCACCGTGCCTTCCGGATAGAAGCGCGAGGCCAGC